GTGTAGGGTGACGTTGCCGCCAGGGTGTTGGCCGTAGATGCGCTCGCAGATCACACAGCACATTTCAGCCAACCGCGCTTTGTGGGCCTGTTCGGCTTTCGTCGCGCCGGGGTGACTGCGTTCTGGTTTTGGCAATATTGCCACCGGCACATCGAACCGGGCGTAGTGCACCGGCACGGTCAGGGGGGCATAGACCTGGGGCGTGCGCTCGGCTTTGACGTAGGCGGCGGGGGGCTTGCGCTTGAATGGGGTACGCTTCAACATGTCAAAACCTCACCGTATTGACGCCCAGCCCGGCATAGTCGCTGCGCTTGATGGCGATGCGGACTGCCTGTGCTGCTGTGGCGCCGGCTTCCAAGGCACCCCAGGCGAAGTCCTGGCCACCACCATAGGCGTAGATGCTCTCGTACATGCGGCTGTAGGTGAGTGAATTTCCAAGTTGCCAGATCCGGCGCTTTTCATCGACCACCAGGGCGCACTGGCTACCAAGCTCTTTTGCCTCCATGAAGGCCAATGGGTCCGGGCGCTCACACTCGCCGCGCATCCATGCAAGAACCGCCATGGCCCAACTTCCATCACCAGCAAAAGCCACCAGAAAGACCAGGCCATTGACATCTTTGAGCTTGTAGACCTTGCGCACCTTGCGCCGCGCGCCACCAGACCATGAGCAGCAGTCGGCGGCCAGGGTCGTGCCATCAAAGGCGATCGTGGTCATTTGGAAACCTGCTTCTTCTTCATAATGCTGAATTTCAGCGTCGTTAAGTCATAACCACGCGCCTCCAATTCTTCAATCATGCTGGGGTCCATCTTGCTGAATAGCGGCTTTGCAAATGGATCAGGTCTCTGCGAACACATGAAGCTGTGAAGCATGTTCGTGTCGCGCTTCATCATCCTGTCGCCTTGCCATGCCAATATGACATCAGGCACATCACCATCAACACGTCCCCAATACATTTGCAATTCGCCGTCTTTCAGTTTTGGCTTTCTAAGGCGTTTCATGCTGTCTCCAAAATTTCGCCGGTTTCCTGATCTACCTTGCGCTTGGCCACCGGCCGCACGTACCTCACCGCCTCGCGCTCGCCAACCAGAAAGTGGAACGATACGGACCATTCGGTTACGGCGTGCGCGATCACCTCGTCAATCAAGGCGCTGTACTGCTTGATCGACAGTTCTTCGGTGCGCCACCATTTGCGCCGCGGTGTGGCGCGCTTGGCGCCGGGCATCTTGACCATTTCGTAGCGCGGCTTGCGCTCCAGGATCAGGTTCTTGAAAAACCGCTTCCAGATGTCAGTGGTGTAGCGTTCCCCAACCACGCGCACCTGTTCGCTGATCTGTCCCAACAAAGGGCCATGGAAAAACCGGCGTTGCTTGGCTGTGATGGGATCGGCGTCTTCACCGGCACTGATCACCGCGCGCTTGCCGTCCTGGATCAGCAGCTTGGCAATGGTGTAGGCTTGCATGGCGGCGGCGTGGGCCTGTTCGCGGGTTTCGACTACGCGGGATTGGGTGGGGTTCATACAAACACCTCCAACTCAAGCCGTTCGGCAATGTAGATGCGCTTGGTCATATCAGCGCCTCGAATAAATCAGGCGTCTTCAAATTCGCCCTGCGTGTGGCTCGCGCTGTCTGCGCATGATGCACAGCGTCATATCTCAGGTGGCACCGCTGGCACAATGCCAGCAGGTTCTCTGGCTCAACATGCTCCGGCACATGGTCAAGGTGGGCGATGGTCAACACAATATCGGTCATGCGCAATACGTCGTAATCACCCATCCGACACTGGCCTAGGTACTGCCCACTTTCGGCGCAGTACACATCAGCATCGTCTGTCATGTAGGTGTCCACGTCCTTACCAGCGCCGCGGGCAATGCGCGTTCGATTTGTCACCTTGCACTTTTCGCACTTGTTCCCGGCACGCTCAAGGATTGCGGCACGAATTTGCGGCCATTCTTTTGGGTAGCGGTCGCGGTTCTCTGGCTTTATTGGCATGGCACGTCCTTAAATAAATCAGGCTTCAAAACGGTATCCCATCGCAATCTCCGCGGCACCCATACCGAGCGCCGCATGCCGAACACTTAGCGGGAAGCCAGCGCCGCAACATCCAGTAGCGCAGCCAGTCCGTCGCCCGGTTGTGGCGCGTGTCGCCAACCATGTCGCCGTATGACACGTTGCTCCCGCAGTGCATGCACTTCACTTCGTCCGGCGGCGCACTGTCTTGTGGGTGTGGCTCGCAGCCAAACCACCAGCAACGCAAGATAAAGACGCGTTTCATCCCGGCACCTCATTTCCGTAATAAACCATCGGCAGCGGCGTCAACCACGAAGCCTTGACCGTGATGGCCCGGCCCAGCGGATAAGGCTCGGTGTGGTCAATTTCCCGCACCGATACCACCACACCGGTTTGCATGGCGATCACTTGTTTGTCATCGAGTTGGTATTTGTGACCCTGGCGGGCAATGGCTGCGTGCTGAGTCATGACTTCCCACCGCCATATTCCATAGCCAGCGACATCTGCACGCCAACGCCAGCGATCAACGCCCCTACCTTGTCCGGCCCGTGCGCGAAGTCGATCATGATTGGCTTGAAGCGCTTGTCATCAATGCCCAAGGCCAGCGCCACACCATCCAAAAGCGCCTTGCTGGCGGCGAGCAGGTTGTCGCAGTCCCGGTGCCGCTTATCGGGTGTCAGGTACAGCAGGCTCAATGGGATGTAGCCATCAGGTGCGCAAAACGATCCTGCGGCCTTGGTGGCGTAGAAGCCATCGTCTTTTTGCTTTTGCTTTGCACCCAATGTGGCGTGATAGTCCTTGCCGTTTTTTCGGTTCGGGAAAAGTGACGGGTGCGGGAATGGCAGGCGAATGACGATGCTCATTTGCGTAACTCCTTGCAAGCCAGATCGAACTCGTGCTGCCACAAATCAGCTTCGTCTTGTTGTTGAAACGGGTTGCCACGCGATGGCCAGCCACTGCGCAAGGCAGCAGCATCCTGGCGCGCGCGGCGTGCGATATCAGCTTTTTGTTTGTCAGTCATTGCGCACTTTCAGTTCTTCAAAAGCGTAAAATAAATTCCACTCTGGGTAAGCCTGATTCGCCAGCCTGTACACATCTTTGGCATGTTCTTCATCGCCCAATTCACGGATTTTTTGGATCAAGGTGATTACCTCGTCGCGGGTCATGCTGACTCAATAATCTTCAGACCGTCAGCCACAGACAGTGCCCGCGTCAGATCGATGTCTTGAAAGCTTATGGCCGTCTTGCCGCCAGCATTGCCGCCTTGGTAAACCATGCGGGCCTTGTCGATGTCTCCAACCACGGCAGGTTTTGGCAGTGGAATGCCACGGGTAGAAAAATCATGATCTGGTGATCTGTCGCCGATCAACCGGCGCTGATACTCAAAGTTTCCGCGCCCGGTGTAGGCTTTGTGCGACTGGCAGAACCGGTGTTGTAAGTAGCTCAGTTCCTCGGTTTGGCTTCGGCACATCTTCACCCAGCCGCCACAGTCCTCAATGGCTGCATGGATGGCCGGGTCATCAAACACGACATCGCTGTAGGCGCCTACGCTGCCCATAGCCTCCAGAACCTTGCCCCAGGCCAGTGCCGCCCGGTCTGTCACCGTACCGGACAAGGCGCGAACGATGTCCGCCACCTTGGGCGCGAACACGCCGCGCTCAGCATCGGTGCAATGCGCCTGAAATGCCCGTTGGATTTGCTCCAGATCGACGTTCTGGCAAGAATTCCAAAACAGTTGGATCGTGAAATTGGATGCATCTTGGCGGTAGTACGCCATCACATCGGTGATGAGTTTTGCAAACTCACGCTTGTCAGATTGGTTCAATTGCAGCCTCCTGTTCATTCGCCCAGGCATCGGCAACGGCCCGGTTTCTGGCCTCTAGCGCCTCCTGTTTGTTGGCCGGCTTGCGTTGTCCCATTGCGGTCTTACATGTGGCAACGAGATACTGCGCGACATCTGCAGGGCGCTGCACCACAGCTGCCCGCACCGCGTCAATCACAATCCCATCGCCGTAGTCCTTGACCAGCTTGCCAACGAACGAACCGCATTGCGCTTTTGGCATGCCCTGCTCGGACAGGATGGATTTGCCGGCTGCCCACAATTCCACCTTGGTTAAATCGTCGGGCGCTTTGCCATCACCGATGGCCGTTACGTCAGTAACGGAATGGTTAATGGTTAGTGGTTCATGGTTAGTGGTTAGGGTTTCTTGTGGGTTAATTTCAGAAACCGCCTGGGTTATTTCTGGGTTTCCAGAATTAACCGGTTGGGTTTTCTTTTTTGGTCTTCCGCCCATCTTCCCGATAACCTTGTTGGTTGCTGCTTTTTCCTTAAACACTTTAATTTCAGAATCACAACGGTTTTGAATCCAGCCGTTTTCAGTCAGCACAAAGAAGTCGTTCAGAACCGTCTCAACGGCTGCAATTTCATCCTTGGTGCGTGCGCCAGTCTTGCGTGCCGTCGCTTTCACATCGATGGGCAATGGCTGCTCGGTCGTGTAGTAAACATCCATCAGTAAGCGGTATGCGCCATGCTCAAGCATGGTCAAATGCCTGGTGGCGGCTGCGTAGTCGCCAATGTTGAATTTGTAGTAGTTCATGATGTGGCCCCAAGCGCATAAACAAAAGCACGCCGAATAAACCTCTTGTGCTGGCCAGAGCTGCGATTGATGTGTTCCTGGATGCGCTTTTTCGCCTCGGCACATTGCTGATCCAATGGCACAGGGATTGGCAAGGTGATTTGGTTCATGTTGCTTCCAACAAAATTGACGGCCGGCATGTACAGCGGCGGCTCGGCGGGCATGGTCCAGGCGTCAGTCATTGCGGGTGTTGCGCTCATGGCGTCCCCTGGCGCGCTGGCCGTTGTCTGATCCGATGTGCCACTGCTGGCAGTGCTGGCAGTGGTAGGAGGTGCGCCCTTCGCGGTACTTGTCGCGGTTGCGCGTGATGACAGCATTGGCCAGCTTGAAAGAAGCGAATGCCACCTTGCCGATGCATGAGGATGCGATGTAAGCGGGGTTGGCGCTCATGCAACCTCCTTAACCACCACCAGCACGCGGAACTTGTTCGGGTCGCACTTGCCAACTTCCTGCATGCCAGCCTTGAAGTCGCGCGTGCATTCGGAGCAGTAATTGAACTTGGGCCGGTACACACCCTGTAAAAAAGGCTTGGCGCCGCCACGCTGGGCGCTGCTCAAGAACTCACTCCAAACTGTTCTAGAGCTGAAACATGCTGGTGTCGGCGGCGCTGCATCCAGGACTTGCTTGATGTTCATTTGGTACGAATCCCGAATGAGCGCCCGATGATCTTTGCCGTCTTGTCGGCATCAGCCTGGGGGCTGCGAACAGCGCCGAAGTTGTGCCGTGGGCCTTTGAATGCCAGCAGCTTGGCGGTGCGCTCTGCCGGTGAAAGCCGGGTCGTGGCTTGCGAATTCGCAAGTGTCTGTGTGGCAGCGCTCATACGGTATGTCCTACCGTGTCTGACGATGTAGCGCTTGCATCAGTGAACTCAGACTCAAACAATGGGGAACGGGCATTCCAGATGCGGCGTTCTTTTTCTTCATCCTGGTGCACCAAGTGCCGGATGTACTCGCCGCGCTCCATGCCATTGAGTTCGGCCAACTTGTCAAGCGAGCGCAGTTGGGGTTTCGTGAACCGCACCGACACAGGAGACACTTCTGTGAGCTTGTCAATCATTTAGGAGCCTGCTATGAGTGAAGTAGACGTATGGGCAGACAAAGCCATTTCGGCCATGCTGGAGCGGATCAGGTCGGTGTGCATTACCGAGTACCGCTGGATGATTCGGGAATTGCGGCGTGGGTAGCGCAGCGGGTGGCGTCCCCCATCGGCTTAAACTGCGAGTTCCACAACACGCAACCGAAAGGGGACACCATGAACATCACGCTCGAACAATTGATGGAAGTTTTCACGCCACTGATCCTGGCTCTGCACGAGAGGAAGGCGCTGGATATTGCGGAGATTCCTCACTTTTACGAGGATGCGCTGGAGCGCAGGCGGACGCTTGGGGCGACAGAGGCCGATTTGGATTTCCAGCGACAACTGGTTCTGGGAATGGTTCGGCTGGCGGCTGCCGTGAAGAACGCGGAGAGAAACCTGCCGCTTTAAGAACGTCGTCGGCAACCGGGCTGACTGTGCCCCATTGCGCTTTTTCTTCGAGTTCCTTACGTGTCATTGGCTGCGGTGGCATAGATTGCAGCAAATTGAAGTGCTCCTTAATCGACTTCGACAAGGATGCTGCAATAGTCTTTTCTCTCAGATCAATCGCTGGCTGGATCAGCCATAGCACGCAACGGGCATATAGGTTATTCATGAGGAATCTCCTGGGTCGGGGTAGGTTCTGCGGGGGTGGGTGGCTTAACCTGCTCCCACAGCTCTTTCAATGCCGCGCCAACTGGGTAGCGTGGATGCTTGGTTTCACCTCGTGCCAGTTCGCTGATCGTGGCCTGTCCACAACCACACTTCTCCGCAATCTGCGGCTGCGTCAGGTGCCCGTATTCCTGAATCTCGGCAATGATGATTTTCCAGTCCATGACGCAACTATAACGATATTCCGTTATTTTGCAAGCGATTTTTTGATATTTGGTTTTCGTATGCTGTGAAAATGGCTACCGAATACGGAAAACGATTGCGGCAGGCACGCAAGCATGCGAAGTTGACGCAGGTTCAACTGTCTGAAAAAACCGGAATACCGCAGAGTACGATATCGACCGCCGAACGAGAAGGCTACGGCTCCGGCGATACGCCAGTCTATGCCGATAAATGCGGTGTCAATGCGTTGTGGCTGGGCACCGGTGAAGGCGAAATGCTTGAAAATTTTGCCACCTACGCCGCCTCGGCGCCCAGCACGGGTGCCAACGGGAAAGTTTTACGCATGGATCAGCGTCGCCCACCGACGCTAGATCAAGTATTGAAGGATTTGAGTGCCTATTTTGTCGGGCTAGATGACGCCGCCAAGCGCCGGGTGAAGTCGCAACTTGCGGACTTGGTGGATGCCCCAGAGGATCACAATTCGTTGGCAGAAATTATGGCGGTAACGTTAAAAACAGGAAACGCCAAACCAGGCCAAGAGCGTTTGGAAAACTCTACCAGTTCCCGCGCCGGGTGAACACTCCCCATTTGGGGGGTTTTGGGCCTTACTTTCAGGTGCATACACAATAGAGAGCCGAAAGGCCGGCTGAGTCGTTGGAATGACTTAACCAAAGGGAGTGAAGATGAAGAGAATTGCAGTTCTGATTTTTACAATGTGGTCGATTTCAGCTAACGCTGGGAATTGGGCAACCTGCATACTTGACAAAATGCCCGGAAGTAAAAATGATGCAGTGACAACCTCTGTCTATAGCCAATGTAAATCCGACTATCCAGATGGGCTTTTGGGCATAAGGAAAGGCTCTGGGCGCGGGCTATTTGGATACAAAGACGGGAACACATGTATTCAAAAGGAAGCAAGCGATACAGTGAATTCAAGGGGGTCATTTGGCATTGCGACTGCTTGCAGGTGTCTCTATGCGGAGGCAACATTCGACAATGAAATGTGCGCATATCCCCCTGTGCCAAACCAGAACTTTTACGTTCAGTGATGGCTAATTCAAATGATTCCTGCCATTGATTAAGTCCGTCATTCTGTGCATAGGTGTCTCGGCGGCCATGATACCAACCGTCTCAGATGCCCGCGTTCAACGCTCTGCAGCCGAAGTGCTGGCCTTCAAACGGCATAACCCCTGCCCCAGCACCAGCCAGCAGCGCGGTGCGTGTCCAGGCTGGCAGATCGACCACGTTCAGCCGCTGTGTTCGGGTGGACCAGATACGCGGGAAAACATGCAATGGTTGACGGTGACCGATCACCGCGTCAAGACACGCGCCGATCTGAGGGTGTGCCGGTACTTGCGAAAAATTCCAAAGGAGTGAACATGTCAATTCAACAAGATTGCCCGCTGTGCGATACGCCAGCTGCTTACACGATCTCGCACAATCCGTATTGCAAGCACTTCGAGTGCTCGGTGTGCGGGAGGTTCTTTATTGATGCATCAAGCGAGAGGCACCTTGGCGGGCTCGTTGAAGTGCCGAAGACCGAATTCCGAAAGAAGCTCAGTGCCGCCGCTCGCGCGACGTTGCCAAATCAGGTATTCGTGATCCGTGAGCCATTGCCAGAAGAGCGCGAAGGCGATGGGGTGGCCCAAACCAATCTCATCGCAAAACATCTCAATCAATAGCGCCGACTTCCCTGAGCAGGCCGACCTCGGCATTCGTAAACTGGCTGCGCTCAAGCAGTTTCAATGTGCCCGTTGCCGCGTCGCCATGCTCTTCCATGATGTGCGCCTTCCCAGCCTCAAGGATTGTTGTTACATGAACCCCATCGGATCGCGTGAGCTCGTACGAGAGTGCTGTTCTTTGGGTACGTAGATCCTGAGTAGACTCCATCATCACTTCCTTTCGGCCCTTCGGGGCCATTTTTTCGTTTGCAAATTAATTGAGCAGCGTCGGCTGCGCCAAGGACTGAAGTTCGCTCAATTCAGATTCAAGAACTGGCTTCTCCATTTTTCTGACTTGCAGGCCTCGGCCATGGATGCTGCCGCGCCGGGCGCTGTCCTTGCATTCCAGTTCCTTTTCCATGCAACGATACCGGAGCCCGTCGCGCTGGTTTTTGATGTAGGCCGCCATGGCGTCAAATGCATCAATGTACGCAAGCTGGAAAGCCAGCGCTTTCTTGCCCGTGAATCGCATTGCCAGCAGCGTGAACCCGGTCCGCGTGAGACGGTAGCCAGGTGATGCAATCAGCGCCCCGCCGTTGGGGTTTTCACGCATTTCAAGCGTCTCACCAAAATTGGTTAGACGCTCTGGAGGTAACTTGTTCATCAGGTCGCGCACGGCTCGCAAGACGTGGTGGTGACGTTTGCCAAATGCAGCCGCCACATGCTGCGATGTGGTTGTGAGAACGTCACCCTCTGCGGCAATGAAGTCCTGGAAGTTGAGTACAGGGAATTTTTCCATGTTGGCCCACTAAGTGATTGAAGCCCGCATCGTCATCACGCCAGCGTTATAGGGCAAACCCTACCGGTGGGAATCGCTACTGACCGCCTGGTCATATTTATTTTACGTTTTTTTTAGAAAGTATCGGAAAGTCGTTGACACGCAATAACGGATTACCGATAATTCACCACATCGCAAAACAAAACACCAAGACCAAAGAGCGCGCATCCGGCTCTGAAGCAAACACGATAGCAGGCGGGTCTAGTCCCAAAGGGGCGCAGTGGAGTTAGCGGGTAGAGAGTGATGTGTTGTTGCCATGAGGCATGTTGGCAGAGCGTTCAAAGCCGAACGAAACGCAAACAGTGAAGGAGATCATCATGAAGTAGCGAAAAAACATAGAGAACAAACACAGAGATTGCGGGCTTGTTGCTCCCAATAAATAGCAACACATAGGACGGCGTTACTGGAACGAAACCAGTTAGGCAACGGGGTAGGTACAGGCCCAATGCTGATTAATACACGAGGTGCCCATGCAGCTGCAAGGCTGCAATTGAGTGATGTGTGAAGCAGGTGAGCGAATTTTTAATCGGCGCTCAAAAACTGGAAATATGCAGGCGACGTAAACCTGGGAAGAAACGAGTTCATCCGCTACCAGTTTCGTGCGGGTGACTGGTGGGACACGTCCAACAGTGTCATTCCGGGGTGGCGACCGGGCTGCTTCACACATTGCTCTCAAGGTAAACCAACCAAGGAGTGAATATGTTGAACATGTCAGCCCTCGCCGCCCAGGTCTGCGGCGTCAAGCCCCGGTTCGAGAAAACGAGCTGCAGCCAGTGTGGCCGCGACACCGGCCTTGGTGATGCTGGGCATTCCAGCTGCGCCACGCACGTGCTTGACCATATCAATGCGCTTGCATCGGTTAATTGCGTTGACGACATCAGCCGTCGTGAAAAGCTGGCATCTATCCAAATGCTTGCCAGCGAGGCCATTGATCATTGCGCCACGCATGGCCAACAAGTCGCACCAGTCAACAAGCTGGCTATCACCGCAGCCGACACCAATGGCTTGTATCACTACGACTACACGGGCAGCGAAGGGCTTGAGTTGGCCTGCTACCTTGAGTACGAAGCAGCAGAGCGTCAGACCAACGATTGCCCCGGCCATCCAGAAGGCATCAATCTGATCTACGCCTTGCATAAGGGCGAGGACATCAGCGAAGTGATCAGCGATGACACGAAGGGGCTGATTGAAGAAGAAGCCCTGCATAGCATGGAAATGGACAAGTGGAATGTGGAGTACGACCGGGGTGAAGATCGCTATCACGACATGCGGGAGGCAGCATGAAAAAGCAAATCAACGGTTTTGTCCACCTTCGGACAAGCCAATGGAGCGACAAAGACGATTACGTCTTGCTGAACTGCAAGATTGAAAACAACAAGCACTACCAGTACGTAACAGAAGGCGTTCTGGAATTTGATCTGCCAGAAGGCTTCGATCCACGCGCCGGAATGGTCGAAGCACTCAAGGCTGAAAAAATCAAGCTCATGGCTGATTTTCAGAATCGCGTGACTGAGATTGAAAGAAAGATTTCTGAACTCACGGCACTGGAGGCTGCATGAGAACCAATTTTGAAATGACACATGACGATTTGGAAACCCTACTTTCGTCAATGAGGCCGGTGCCACTGATCGCTCTTCAGTGCGGAATGCCGCGCAGCGCCCAAGAGAGCGCCAATGCAGCATGGGCTGATCTTGGTAAGAAGATGGGATTTGATCCCATGACAGTTGAACCTAATGGACGTGGGGACAGGTTCTTTTCTGCCGAGCCTGTTGCCATGGAAACAACTCAAAAACCGCATGTCCGTTTCGATGGCAACCAGTGGTGCGCAACCATGCCTGGATTCATTAACTTGCAAGAAAGCAATGCAGGCTTTGGTGACACGCCAAGCGACGCCATTGCAGACCTAATCAAGCAAAACGCAAAAGGAGTACCAGCATGAAAACAAAACAACTGGCGCTTGATGCGCTGAAGAATTGCGCTGATTCTGCGGATGTACATGACGCCATCACAACCCTGGAAGCCGATATTGCGCAGCCGGTGGAGCCTTTCGCGTGGGCGTGGGAAGTGCTGCCGGATTCGCCAATTCAGAAGCGTCAAGGCGCAAAGTCTGGTGTGTACCTAAACAACCCATCAGAGCTTGGGATTGATATTAATGGGAAAGAGTCAACCAGTAACTACAAGTGGACTTTGCTCTACAAAACACCACCAGAACCCGCAGTGAATGCGGAACTGCTGGAGGCTCTTGAATGGGCCAAGTATTTGGCATATACATCAGATAAATCTTGCCAAGAGGCAAAGTGGTCTGTTGATAAGGCACTGGATGCGGTGCGTGGTACACGGGCTGCGCAAGTACAGCCAGACTCGATTAAGCCGACGTACTACGTCTGCCATCCGGGCGGCATTTACAGCGAGGCCAATCCGCAGCCAGTACAGCCAGCACCCCAAGCAGTGAATGCGGAGCTGCTTGATGCGCTGAAAGACCTGATCGCATGCGCTGGCGGCGATATTGTCGAAGCCACCAGCCAAGACCTTGATGATGCGCTGAGTGACCCGGATGCTGACGACGATGTAAAGGCGCAGGTTCGTGCTTTCTTGAAGGCTCGCGCAGCTATTGCAAAGGCAACATCATGAGCTACCCCACATCCATGCGCTACAGCCGCACCATGCGCCAAAGCGGAACCGACTATGCTGCCAGCATCGAGCGCACCCGCCGCCGTGACGCCAGCGGCTGGATGATTATTGCGGTGGTGTGCTTTGTCGTTGCTCTGTCGTGGGTGATTGCCAAATGAGCGCGGACCGCGATTCTCTTTGGGATGCCTTGAAAGAGCATTCAACCGCAAAGTTCGACGCAGACCGCGCAAAGTTCCTTTCGGATGCAGTGACTGGTGATGATGGCAAATGGACAAAGCACACTGAGTTTCACTGGTCACGCACGGTGAACGGTGAGCGCCTTGATTATTGGCCGAGCCGGAAAAAGTTCCAGTGGCGCGGGAAAGTGTCCCGAGGTTTGGGCGCTATGTACCGGATTATCGGAGCCACCCCATGAAGATGCTCATCCGACTCTACCGCATGCACAGGCACCACGGCTGCACACCTTTTGAAGCTGTGCGCCGGGCATTTAAAAACATCATTCATTGAGGACATTATGAGTAACTTAATCACAACCCAAATCAACCAGCTTGCAACGCGGTTTGATCTACCCCAAAGCGAAGAGCTTTACAACGTCCTCAAGGCCACGGCATTCAAGGGCGATGTGACCGAGGCGCAACTGAGTGCCTTGCTGATCGTCGCCGCACAGCATGGCCTGAATCCCTGGACCAAGGAAATCTACGCTTTTCCCGACAAGAAAAACGGCATCATTCCAGTGGTCAGTGTCGATGGCTGGTCGCGCATCATCAACACCCATCCAGCATACGACGGCATGGACTTCAACTTTGCCGATGAAATGGTGATGATGGAAGGCGCCAACAGCCCGGCACCCGCTTGGACTGAATGTGTCATTCACCGCAAGGACCGTTCTCACCCGACCGTCATTCGTGAGTATCTGGACGAGGTTTACAAAGCCCCCTTCAAGCCCAAAGATGGCGGCTACACCGTGGCCGGTCCGTGGCAGACACACCCCAAGCGTTTCTCGCGCCACAAAGCCATGATCCAGTGCGCCCGTATGGCGTTCGGGTTTGGTGGAATCTACGACGACGACGAGGCCGCGCGCATTGCCGAGGCCTCCGCCCCGATAAAGCAGATTGACCCGGCAACCGGCGAAATCATGCCCAAAACATTGCCGCCCTACTCCGACGCCGACTTCGAGAAGAACCTGCCGGCCTGGCGTAAGTTGATTGAGTCCGGGAGAAAGACAGCGGGAGAAATCCTTTTCACCGTGGCCAGCAAGGCCGTGATGAGCGAAGAACAGAAGGCCATGGTCATGGCCACCACCAACACTATTGATATGGAGGAAGTAGCATGAAAACGCATCAACTTGTCCAGGGATCAAAAGAGTGGCTTTCCCACAGGAGTAATTTTTTCAACGCTTCTGACGCCCCCGCCATGATGGGCTGCAGCGCCTACAAGACACGCACGCAGTTGCTGCATGAAATGCACACCGGCCTGACGCCCGATGTGGACGCGGCCACGCAGCGCCGGTTTGATGACGGCCACCGCTTCGAAGCACTGGCGCGTCCCGTGGCAGAGCAGATCATCGGCATGGACTTGTACCCGGTGACGGGCTCCGAGGGCAAGTTGTCGGCCAGCTTTGACGGGTTGACCATGTGCGAAACCACTGCGTTTGAACACAAGACGCTCAATGCAGAACTGCGCGACGCCATGCCAATTGGCTATATTGACATCCCGGTGATCGACAGCAGCCTTCCAGTCATGTACCGCATTCAGATGGAGCAGCAGCTCATGGTGTCGGGCGCCGAGCGGTGCCTGTTTATGGCATCAACCTGGAACGGTGACGAGCTGGTGGAAGAGCGCCATGCGTGGTACTGCTCTGACAAAGACCTGCGCAGCGCCATCCTGCAAGGCTGGACCCAGTTCGCCATCGACCTGGAAAACTACGTGCCCGAAGCCTCCGAAGCCAAGCCGATCGGTCGCAGCCCTGAAACCCTGCCCGCCCTGCACATCGAAGTAACCGGCATGGTCACCGCCAGCAACCTGGCCGAATACAAGGCGCATGCGCTGGCCGTGTTTGCCGGCATCAGCCGTGATCTGGTGACTGATAGCGACTTTGCCAATGCCGAGAGCACGGTCAAGTGGTGCGGAGACATCGAGACGCGCCTGGCCGCCGCCAAGCAGCATGCGCTGAGCCAGACCGCCAGCATTGACGAGTTGTTCAAGACCATTGACGACATCAGCGCCGAGGCCCGGGCGACCCGGCTGGAACTTGACAAGCTGGTGAAGAACCGCAAAGACAGCATTCGCTCGGACATTGTGGCCGGCGCACGCAACGCCATGGCTGCGCACATTACATCCCTGAATACCCGCATTGGCCGGCCCCTGATGCCCAATGTTCTGGTTGACTTTGCCAACTCAATCAAAGGCAAGCGCACCCTGGACAGCATGCGTGATGCTGTCAATACCGAGTTGGCGCGCGTCAAGATTGCATCCAACGAAATGGCTGACACGATCACGCTGAACCTGCGCGCCATCAACGATGCCGGCGACTTCTCCTTCCTGTTTGCAGACGTGGCCACCCTGGCGCTCAAGGAGCCCGAGTTTGTCGCCATGGCCATCAAGAACCGCATTGCCGATCACCAAGCCAAGGAAGCTGCGCGCATTGCCGCAGAAACTGCTCGCATCCGGGCCGAAGAACAGGAAAAGGCTGAAAAGGCAGTGCGCGAGGCCCAAGAAGCCGAGGATGCCCTAGTACGCAGCTTTGAAAGCAACGCGCGCCGCATTGAGCAAGACAGCGTGCCATACATCGAGAAGGCATTGACAGCCTACAAATCAACAGCAAAGGATTGGGCGGATGATCCACGCCCACGCATTTCTACCGCGTATGCCGCTGGCCTCCAGTATCTTTTGGGCCGGTTGGATACAGCTCAGCAACGAGAGGTAGCAGCCAAATCCAGCGCGGATGCCATCGCCAAAGCGCAGACAGTAGATGCGGCAAATTCCGTGACCGTGATTACCGCCGTTCCAGAAGCAAATGTCCAGATCGTCACGGCTGTGGCGGAAAGAGTTTCGCCCAAGTCAGTGACGCAGCCAACTATGTCGCTCGGTGCAATTTCAGAGCGCCTTGGCTTCAATGTCACATCCGTTTTTCTTGCATCGCTTGGGTTTGAGGCCACGACGGTGAAGGCTGCGAAGTTGTTCCATGAAGAAGACTTCCCCGCCATTTGTCGCGCGCTGATCGAGCACATCGAGAGCGTGTGCGAGCTGCAGGCGGCTTAACCACTTACGGGGCGAAAGTTGATCTGTGACGGCACAAGCGAGTTGAGCGTCCCTGCTCATTTCACAGTGAAGCAAGTAGCCCCACCAATTTCTCACAACAGAAAGCAATCATGAACATCGCACTTTTTTACGACACGGAAACGACTGGACTGCCACTTTTCAAAGAGCCATCCGAACACCCAGACCAGCCCCATATCGTGCAGCTTGCCGCCTGCCTGGTGGACCTGGGCACGCGCAACACCATCGCCAGCATGGATGTGATTGTCCGGCCCCAAGGCTGGACGATTCCCGATAACGTGGCAGCCATCCACGGCATCACCACCGCGCACGCGATGGACGTCGGCATCAGCGAGCCGGTAGCGCTTGAAATGTTCCTGCAGCTTTGGTCTGAGCGCACACGCATTGGTCACAACCAGGGCTTTGATGCCCGCATCATTCGCATCGCCCAGATGCGCCACAACTTCTCACAGGAACTGCAAGAGGCTTGGAAAGAGGGCAAGGCCGAATGCACCCAGATCCTGGCCACGCCGATTCTGAAACTTCCACCCACGGACAAGATGAAAGCTGTTGGCCGCAACTACTTCAAGAACGCCAACCTGCGCGAATGCGTTCAGCACTTCACCGGGAAACCGCTTGAGAACGCGCACAGCGCCATGGCTGACGTGCAGGGCTGCATGGCCGTGTACTTTGCCCTTCAAAACACCACTGTACCGGCCTAAACAGATTACGCCCGAAAGCAGATGCTGAAATGGCAGGGGAGGAATCCCGGTGCAGCAGTGCAGCGAGTAGGGCACCCATTGAAACCAACTGGATCACCAGCCATGCAAATCCAAACCCACTGGCAACCCGCCTACACCCCGCCCGGCTTCGCACACATCCCCGAGCGAGTCAAGATGACTGCGAAAGATCGTGTTTTTGAATACCTCAAACAACACGGCGCAACACTGAAGGACGACCTGTTGAAAGACACCGGCCTGACCGACGCGCAACTTCGGCATGCCATGGCCTCGCTGCGTGGCCAAGTGGAATTTGAGCAGTCGGGGAAAGGCAATATGCGCACTTGCTTGTACTGGCTGGCAGGAACCACGCCACCGGTTGAAAAGCGTTGCTCCAGCCACAGAGTTTATGAGTGGTATCGGGCCAATCCGTGGAAGCCGGCCAAGGACATCCCGAGCGAGATTTACACGGTAGGCGGACATAAACACGGCTGCGTGTGCATGCTTGAAATGACAGGACGATTAATCAGCCGCGTGAAGAACGGGCGCAAACAATATAAGGCGGTGGTATGAGCAAAATCAGAATCTATCTGTCCGGTCCCATGACCGGAATCCCAGAAAACAACTTCCCGGCCTTTCATTTTTGGGCTGCACGACTGCGCGCGGATGGATATGACGTAGTTAGCCCAGCGGAGATTCAAGAGGCTGGGACGTGGGAGTTGTGCCTGCGCGCGGATCTGCGCGAGCTGTGCACCTGCGATGCCATTGCGTTGATTCCAGGCTGGGAAGGCAGCAAAGGCGCGCATCTTGAGCTGCACAATGCCCACCGGCTTGGCATGCGCGTGATCCATTTGCCACTGCAATTTGACCTAGTAACGCACTTGCACCGTCAGATGGCATTCAGCGCAAAGACATTTGGTCCAGGGTCGCGTGTGCAAGGCGTATGCGATCACATTCGGAAAGAACTGATTGAGGTAGAGGCCGAAGACGGGCCGCTTTCGGAGTGGGTGGATGTGATCATCCTAGGACTGGATGGTGCCTGGCGCAGCGGCCACACGCCCGAACAGATCGCAGCGGCCATCGTGGCCAAGCAGAAGAAAAATGAGGGGCGCACCTGGCCAGACTGGCGTACCGCCGAGTTGGGTAAGGCAATTGAGCATGTTCGGACTGAAGAGGTGGCAGTATGAACAAATACACAAAAGGCACCCTACCCGGCAACAAGCCAGAACCTGAAGAATCTCACTGGCTATGGGAAGTCGTCGAAGCCATGCTGGCACTGGCTGCGCTGTCGTCTCTTGGGGCTTGGATTGCGGAAAGGATTGCAGCATGAAAGCACTATCCATTCGCCAGCCGTGGGCAAACCTGATCCTGAAGGCAGGCAAAGATATTGAGAACAGAAATTGGCCCACCAGATTCCGTGGGCGAATTCTGATACATGCCGCCAAAGGATGTACTCGCGCCGAACTGGAGGATGCGCTGGATTTTGCCGAGGATGCTTGCGGCACGCGCTACACCGTTGATTTGAAAACGATTCATCGAGGCGGAATAGTTGGCAGTGTTGAAATTGTTGATTGCGTTCAATCAAGCGCATCGCGGTGGTTTGTCGGTGACTATGGTTTCGTTTTACGAAATCCCGAGATATTGCCATTCACACCAATGAATGGGCAGCTTGGCTTCTTTGATGTGCCAGAAATCGCAGCGAGGGCAGCATGAACGGCCTAGGCGTCCTGCTCAGCTTGATCGTTGTTGCCCTTGCTCTGTCTGCTTGGGTGTGCTGGAGGATTGGGAAATGACATGCGAACATGGATGCAACGGCTGCGATGAGTGCGTCGATCCATACTTCGATGACCAGGACGAGCCGTTTGATGAGTGCGAGCGCTGCCACGGAGATGGCCGTGACCCGTGGAGTGACTACCTGCTGCCATGCCCGCTTTGCCAAGGAGAACAGAAGCCATGACAAGCGGCGTCTATCCACGCAAGCCAGGGCATAAGGCTGGGAAGAAGCCGATGTTCACAAAAGATGAGGCTCATTTAATAAGGCTTCAAAAATCAATCGGAAGATCAACCAAGCTTTTGTCATCCATGTGGAAAGCATGCGAGAAAACAATCCGCCAGGTGCTGAACGGCACGGGCGCTTACAAGGAGATGAAATGAAACACCCCTACGCACATATTTTGATTGCCATTGCTGAAGGCAAAGAGATTCAGTGGAATAAGTCGCAAGGCGGCTGGGAAACGCAAAGTCCAGACGACACACTGCATGAAATTACACACGGTGAATACTCACCGGAACGATACCGCATCAAACCCGCCACGATTTTAATCAATGGCGTGGAGTGTGAAGCGCCAGGTGATGGCGACTACAGCCTAACGGTTAGTGTTGCCTTGTTATATGGGCCAACCAAACAGCTTAGATTTACAACACAAGAAGCCCGTGACGCAGCCTATGCTGCGTTGATTAAACCTTTTGGAGAGCAAGCATGAAAACTCAGCTACCAGATCCGTCATTTAAGTTCGCAGCTCACCACGATCCAAGGCTTGACACCAAGTATTACACCGAAGCCCAACTCAAAGCCTACGGTGCTGCTGAATACAAGCGCGGGATTGAGGATGCAATGAACTGCTACTCGCCAGACGATTTGGCTAACGATTGGATGGACAAGATCCGCAAACTCGGAGAAATATCATGACCAACGACATTATGAGGCTGGTTTGCATGTATGCAGATGCCAGAATTATGGCCACTAATGGGCGTATTACAAGCAGCGAAGTTGCTGAATCATATGCCGCCCTACTCGCAGAAGTCGAGCGGGTGAGTGATGCCCTGCAAGCAGTGACAGCAGAGCGTGATGCGCTTGCACTGGATGCGGAGCGGTTGAGGCAAGCACTTGAAAAAATCAGTGCAATACGCGACGACATCATTAATACCCAAAAACTAAATTGGTCTGGGCACGTTTATCCGCTTGTCGCAGCCCTAGACGAAGCTGGTATTGGCTGTGAGCCTAACGCCGCAATGAAAGGGAAATCATGAGCGTCAAGACATGGCGAGAACGCGAATTTGACGCGATGGGGTTTGTGGCTGTGTCGCCAGCAAGCAACGTCATACACATGCGGGCCGAGATTGACGAGCTCCGTGCAGCCCTGCAAGAGCGTGATGAAACTATCAAGGATTTACAGGCGCTATGCCGAACTCATGAGTACTTCCTGAAAGAAGCCCACGACGAACTAAACGGAAAGGCTGCCAAATGAAAACACCAATAGACCAAGCCGTAGACCGCTTCCTTTGCTGGAAGCTACCGGAGGGCTTCTGCCCTGACAACGGCATCACATTTAAGCGCGAGAGTGACTATGAACACCCGGAGTTTGGGCGAACCAAGTACGAACCAACGGGCACCAATCTGTTTGACGCACAGCAAGCAAAAGCCATGCTAGAGCATGTGTGTGAGCCGTTGCTTACCGCGCTGCAAGAGCGTGACGCGGAGATTGAACGGCTTACATCCGTAGCGATTGAGCATCGCAAAGCAAGGCTTGATAACGCCGAGGAAGCAGGAGAGTTGCGGACGCAGGTGGCAGCACAGCGCCGTGTGCTTGAGCAGGCGCTGGATGCAATCATTGATGAGATCGAAGCAATTGATTGTCGTCACCGAGGCGACCCGTCGTATGAACATTGCCCGTACACGATACGAGATCGTGCAGCAGCCATCGTGAAAACCCACCAAACAGCCATCACCGCAATACAGGAGCAACTGAAATCATGAACCACAAATGCCCACACTGCGGGACGTCCCCATTCCAACATTGGGGTCTCGGGTATTGGCACAAGTGCCATGTCTGCAACCATGTCTGGAAATCAGAAAGCAATTAAAGGGAAGATCATGAACACAATTGAACTTGCCAATGCGGTTTATGCCGCGAAACACCTGGATTCCCCGCCAGCAGTAGTCGCAGACTTGCTGTTTTTTATTGGTGAATTCGACAGGGAGCTTGAGGCCACGCGCACCTGCTTGAGCAAGGAGCTTGCTCTGCTTAAAACAGCACAGGAGGAGCTTGCCGCGCTCAAGGGGCGGCAGAACGTGACACTGTTGGAAGCATTTGATCTTCACGCACGGCAGTTTACTTACCGCAATCATCCAGCGAAACCAGAGCACTTTCCAAGAAGTTTTTCTTGGTTTGAGGCTGGGTTTCTTGCAGCAGGCGCACAGCTCGTGCAGCTGTCAGAGCAGCAGAAAGAGCAGGTATGGGAGATGGTGCGCGGTTTTCAGGGCGGCATAAAGGAGACTATTTTTCAGGCTATTGACGATGCGCTGTTTCTCGCAGCAGGCGCACAAGCAGTTCCAGAGGGTTATCAGCTTGTGCCAGTGGAGCCGACTATTCAAATGATGTCGCAGATGCCAGCCAGTGCAAATGCAGTTGAGTGGAAACAGTATTACAAAGCAATGCTGGCAGCAGCACCAGTGCAAGCACAAGAGCAGCGCAAGCCGCTGACGGATGCTGAGATTCGGGATTTGGTAAAAGAGTGTGGACTGGACTGGCACCGAGGGTTCTATCCATTATTTGATGGGGATGAAACGAATCGTTTTGCTGTTTTAGTGCAAGCTGCCGAGGCAAAACTAAAGGATCAGCCATGAAGCCAATTGGTTTTTTAGTAATGGAATTCTGCGAAGACTATGAGCAGGCACTTTGCTTGGTCACATCGCAAACCCTGCCACTTGGCGGGATACTGTCATGGGCTGATAGCAAGCTGCACAGGACTTTATTTGAATCAAGAGATGATGCAAAGGCCGCTATCACACGGACAGACCACTACCGGCTTGCCTACGGGCGAAATGATTTGCCAGAAAAGAAATTGTGCAAAGTGGTGCCCGTAGTAGCGGCGCAAAAGGAGCAGCCATGAAAGCCGCGCTAAAACTGGCGCTGGATGCGCTACAGGACTTTGACTATGCCAAACGGATTGCCGCCATCGCCGCAGCCAAACAAGCACTGGCGCAACCTGATCAGCCAGGCGGAAAAGCGATGACCGACTTCGACATGCGCGGCCTACTGGCATCAGAGTTGACTTGCTGGCACCGGCTGACAGAGGCCGAATCCAGCGAATTGGTCGAGTTTTTCTCAATTATGAAATTTCCCCCTGCCATGGGTTGACTTTTGACTTTTTGCCCTTGTAATCCCTGCAACCCCACGCAAGGAGATTCACATGGCCAAGGAAGTCGGCAAATCCCAGGAATTGGTGTTGCGCGCAATCACAGACTTGTACGAGCATTCCCAGTACGCCTCTCGCGTGCGGGTCATCGAGCTCACGCACCTCACTTTCAATCAGGTGGACGAAGCCGTCAAGGCGCTGCGCGAGAAGAACCTGGTTCGCACCACGACACCAGGCTACTTCGAGCCCATCGACCAGACCATTGATCGGGCTATCAGCGCTACGTTCGCCGGCATGGGCCGGGTCAAGCTGGAGATCGGAGACGAGCAGCTGCTGGAGCTCACACCGCGTGAGTGGCTGCAAATTGCCAAGCTGTCGGCCGGTGCGCTGCTGTCATTCGCACGTCAATAATCACAATTCACTGGCAATATTGCCACCCCACACCTGCCTTGACTGGCAATATTGCCAGCCAGAAGCCACAAAAACAGACGGAAGGTAGCAAAAAGCCGACAGACGGTATTGACGCCTCGTTTGATTGTGTAGTACATTATCACCAATGGTTAGGGATAGTCCGAAGCCAGATAGGAGATAGAAAATGAGCAAGACAATCAAGCAGTATTCGGTGACAGCGGACCGCGAAACAGGGGAATGGCTAGAAACACCAGAATTTGTAGGAAAGGTCTCTATGGATGAATGGAACGCAAAGCAAGATACGGATGCAGTTCATTTCGACACATACGAAGAAAACGACCAAACCCGTGCAATTGAAGTGGTTTGGGTATCTTAATGACCACGCAAGCCAAGCGCCCACCGGCCGACCGTGGGCAGGGCCGCAAGAGCCTGCAGGGCGCTGGCCAATCCCCCGTGGTGCAACTCAGGGTAACGCCAGAGCTCAAGGCAAAGATCCAGCAACGAGGCCCGCAATGGGTACGCGATGTGCTTGCAAACGCACCAGACAAAATCAATGGAGAATGAAATGGCATCAAGACAAATCATGGCCTATGAAGCCCAAGATGGAACACTGTTCAAGTCAGACGCCGAGGCTGCCGCGCACGATGAAGCAATGTACTGGGGTGACTTTTACAAAACCAGGAGCGCCGATTTGGAATTTGAGAGTCTTACCGAGGATGATTTCAGGAGAATCATCACGGCATGGGAAGCCTACAAGGTGCAGAGAATTGTGAAAGACATCAACACTACGCCAATATCCAGCCTGAACCTCACGGTACGCGCACAAAACATCTTGCACGCGGAAGGCATCAAAACTATTGGAATGCTGGTTGAGAAAGGGGAAATGGATATTTTTAAATTGCCGAACATGGGTAGAAAGTGCATGAGTGACATCAAAACGGCACTTGGTTCAATCGGATTGAGCTTTAAACAGTAACACTCCCCCGGTAGGGTTTGCACCCTCACACAGCGACCGGCACACTTCGGGCGCATGACAGCACCAAAGCCCAAAAAAACCACGAAAGCCAAGATACCAGCCAAAAAGAAGGCTAGTAATGGTGCGCGCGTGGACGGTTTGCTGCCAAAACAAGCCAGTTTTATCGCGGAATACCTGAAGGATGGAAATGCCACGCAAGCGGCTATCCGCGCGGGTTACAGCCAAAAAACAGCCTACTCAATCGGACAGGAAAACCTGAAAAAGCCTGAAATCGCCGCGAGATTACAGGTAAAGCAGTCTGTCATCGCTGCACGGCAGGACGCCATCCTCGAAAAGATGGAGCTGACCGAGGAAAGAATCAAGCGAGAGATTGCCAGAATTGCGTTCTTTGACCCACGCAAGATGTTCGCCGCCGATGGCAGGCCGCTGGCCATCACCGAGCTCGATGACGACACCGCCGCGTGCATTGTGGGGCTGGACGTGCTGGAGCAGTATGAAGGAAGTGGCGAGGACCGTGCGCTCGTTGGGTTGATCAAGAAGTACAAGATAGCCGACAAAAACAGCGCGCTTGAAAAAGCCGCAAAGATTCGCGGACTGTTCAAAGCCGACAACGAGCAGGCACGGGACAAGATAAAAGTCATCTTCATGGCAGGCGGCAAAGACCCGGAGCTTGAATGAAGATGCCGCGCCCCAAAGCCGCTGACATGGTGCGCCAGACGATTCTGGCCGCATCGGTCGCAGCATCATTCGTGGCAGCCAATGCCATCGCGCAGCTGGGAGACGACCACGAACTGCTGTGGGCACCACATGCCAAACAGGCTGAGTTGCTGGCCGCGCCTGACTTTGAGGTGCTGTACGGTGGGACCGCCGGTGCCGGAAAGACCGATGCGCTGCTGATGGATGCCACCGGGCAGCATCAAAACGCGCTTGAGCATGGCGACTACCAGGCCATCCTGTTTCGCAAGACCTACCCCGACCTCAAGGACATGATTGTCCGCAGCCAGGAACTGTACCCGGCGCTTGGTGGCAAATACGACAAGCAGGCACATGTCTGGGCATTCCCAAGCGGCGCGCGCATTGAACTGGGCTACCTGCAGTACGACGCCGACCGGTTCAAGTACCGGGGCCGGGCCTTTCAGTACATTGGCTGGGATGAGTTGACGCTGTGGGCCTCACCGGAGCCGTACCGTTACCTGCTGTCACGCTGTCGGACCACAAACACCGCCATCAAGTGCTATGTGCGGGCGACCACCAATCCGGACGGCCCGGGGTTTCGCTGGGTCAAGGAATACTTTCGCATCGAGACCGAGGGGACGAGCACCCGCTTCAAGGTGGAGCTGCTAGACCCGGAGACTGGCGAGAAGACGCATACCGCGCGTCGCTTCATCAGTGCGCGGCTGTCGGATAACCCGCACCTGGCCAATACCGGCTATCGGCAGACCTTGCTGCTGCTGTCCCCCGAAGAACAGCGGGCATTGTTGCTGGGACGCTGGGAGAGCCCGAGTATCAAGGGTGCCTATTACGCCGAGCAGATCGAGGCGGCTCGCACCGGGGGGCGTATTTGCAAGATACCCAAGCTGCCGGCTGTGCCAGTCAACACCTTTTGGGACTTGGGCTGGAACGACACCACCGCTATCTGGCTGCATCAGAGGGTGGGTCTGGAGCATCGCTTCATCGACTACATCGAGGCCAACGGCAAGGACCTCGAATACTTTGTGCAGGAGTTGCAGAGCCGCGGCCACATCTTTGGCACCCACTACCTGCCCCATGACGCAGAAAGCGCCACCCTGGCCAGTGGCGGCAAAAGCGTGGTGGACCTGCTGCGCAAGATGTTGCCGGACCAGAAATTCAACATCGTGCCACGCGTGCCCAACGTGGTCAGTGGTATCAATCAGACCCGATCGGTCATCCCGGCCTGCTATTTCGACGAAGAACGTTGCCGCGATGGTGTGGCCGCGCTGGAGTCCTATCGCAAAGAGTACGACGACAGGCTGCAGGGTTACAAGCCCACCCCGTTGCACGACTGGGCCAGCAATGGCAGTGATGCGTTCCGGCAGTTCGCGCAGGGCTACGAAGAGATTTACCGAGGCGGTCACAGGCCAACGAGCTGGCGCGACCGGCTCAAAACCATGAACACACAGCGAGGATCGGCCCAGGCCGCATAAGACCATGCAGACCGAACCCGTAACTCCTTGGGCTTGCAAGAAATGCGCGTGCACCGTGCGCCACAAGGGTGGCAAGTGCCGTGACTGCATGAATGCCTATGCAGCAGCCTACCGAGAGGCAAACAAGGACAAGGTGGCGGCAGCGAACGCCGCCTATCGCGCCATGAACCGCGACAGCGCTGCAGAACGCACGCGGGCATGGCGCAAAGAAAACGACGAATACGCCCGAGAGTTTGATAGGGCGCGGTATGAGCGCGACCGCGAGGAAAGGCTTGCAAAGGTAAAGGAGCACTACGCCGCGAACGCACCAGCGATTCGAGCCCGCGTCACCGCCAGGCGCCACGCGGACCCGGAAAAGCAACGCGCCATCCACCGCGCTTATCGCCAAAGGCACCTTGACGAACGGCGCACCAGCGAGCGCAACAAGCGCGCAAGGCGGATGGCAGCGCCGGGAAAGTTGTCTCCGGGCTTGGCAGAGCGGCTATTCAAGTTGCAACGCGGCCTATGCCCGTGCTGCCGTCAGCCGCTGGGGACCACGTACCACATGGATCACGTCATCCCGCTGGCCTCTGGCGGAACCAACACCGACGACAACATTCAGCTGCTGCGCAATGAGTGCAACCAGCAAAAGAGCGCCAAGCACCCCATCGACTTCATGCAGAGCCGAGGCTTTCTGCTTTAACAGGACCACCTCATGGACACTAAATCTGGCATCAACGACGCATCGGCCCGTGAGAACTGGGACAGGTATTTGTATGGCCGAGAAAGGGGCCATGTGGAATACATGGTGCAGGCCGCCAAGTGCGAAGGCATGTATCTGGGTGGTGGCGAGCAGTGGTCCACCGCTGACAAAGCCATCCTGAAGGAGCAGCGCCGGCCCTTCTACGAGTTCAATGAGGTGTTACCTAGCACCAACAGCGCCATTGGCTACCAGATCCAGAACCGCATGGACATTGCTTTCAAGCCGCGCGGTGGGGCGTCGGATATGAACTTGGCTACCATCCTGTCCAAAGTGGCCATGCAGGTAGCCGACAGCAACAAGCTGCACTGGAACGAAACCCAGGTATTCAGCGACGGGCTGATCCAGCAGCGCGGCTATTTCGATTTGCGCATGTGCTTTGACAACAACGTCAAGGGCGATGCCACAGTGTCCACCCTGGACCCGTTCGATGTCATCCCGGACCCGGACGCCAAGACCTACGACCCGGACGGCTGGGCTGATGTAACGGTCAGCCGCTGGCTCACGGCCGGCGAGATTGGCCAGCTCTACGGCGAGGCGGCGCAGAAAAAAGCAGAGGCCAGCAACGACAGCGGCGACGACTTCGGTACCGTGGACGGGCAGGACGTGGAGCGCAACAAGTTTGGCAACACCGGCCTGACGGGTGCCAGCGATGCCTACCGTGTCGGTTCAGACGGCATCAAGCGCTACCGCATCATCGACCGCCAGCGCTTCGTCTATGAAAACACCAAATGTGTGGTGTACCCGGACTCCGGCGAGATTGAGACAGCCGACCAGATGACGTCCGAGCAGCAGCAGGAGTGCCTGGCCAAAGGTGGTGTGATCGCCAAGCGCATGCGCCGACGCATCAAGTGGGTGGTGTCGACCTGGTGCGTGACCATCCATGACGATTACAGCCCATACGAGCACTTCACGATCATCCCGTACTTCGCCTATTTCCGGCGTGGCAAGACCCGCGGCATGGTGGACAACGCCATCGGACCGCAGGAGGCACTGAACAAGGCGGTCAGCCAGTTTGTCCACATCATCAACACCAGCGCGAACAGCGGCTGGCAGGTCGAGGAAGACTCGCTGACGAACATGGATGCGGATGAGCTGGAGGTGAAGGGCGCAAGCACTGGCCTGGTGCTGGAGTACAAAAAGGGCAGCCGACCACCCGAAAAGATCGACGCCAATCCCGTCCCTACCGGTGTTGACCGCCTGATTGACCGTGCCACCCAGGCATTGAAAGATGTCACCGTGCCCGAGGCCATGCGCGGCAACCAGGGCGCCGAGGTGTCCGGTGTCGCCATCCAGGCCAAACAGCACGCCAGCCAGCAGCAATTGGCCGTGCCACTGGACAACCTGGCTTACACCCGCCAACTGTTTGCCGTGCGCCTGGTCAAGCTGATCCAGCGGTATTACGACAGCCCACGGGTGTTTCGCATTACTGAAACCGACCCCATGACGGGCAAGCCAAAGGAAGACGTGATCAAGGTCAACGAGTTCGACCCGACCACCGGCACTTACCTCAACGATCTGACGATTGGCACCTATGACGTGGTGATCACCGAGCAGCCCATGCAAGTCACGTTCGAGAACAGCCAGTTCACCCAGGCGCTGGAAATGAAGAAGGCCGGCATTAACATCCCGGATGCCACGGTGATTCGCTACTCGAATCTGTCCGACAAGCACGAGATTCTGGCCAACATGCCACAAACGCCGACTGACCCGACGCTGGAGGCCAAGGCCAAGTTGCTGGACGCGCAGACACGCAAAGCCGATGCGGAAACCACCAGCAAGAAGGTTGAGACGCAGTTCAGCGCCATCCAGACCGCCCAGGTCATCGCACAGACACCGGCCACAGCACCACTGGCCGACAAACTGCTGCGCTCTGGAGGGTATCAGGACATGGATGCCGCGCCCATCGTGCCCGAGCTTGCACAACCCATACCGGCAATGGACTTGCCGCAGAATACGTCGCCACTTTTTCCAGCAAACCCGAGCAACCCCGCTGCTGGCATGAACGATGGCATAGAAACCCCGGTAGCCGACAGCATGGTGCAAGCATGAGCGACAACAGCGCCACCTGGCGCCAGTCCTTCGACCTGCTGTGCGACCAGCGCATCGGTTATGGCATGAGCCGCAGCGTTTTCAGCAGCAAACTGTTGCCGGACTGCGTGGTCAAGGTGGAGGACGGCGCCGGCCAGTTCCAGAACGTGATTGAGTGGGAGACCTGGCAACGGGTGAAGGACACCCCGGCCAGCCGCTGGTTCGCGGAGTGCAAGTGGATCAGCCCGAACGGGACCATCCTGATCATGGAGCGCACCCGGCCGGCGGCGCCCAGCGAGTTTCCCCAACGCATGCCGGTGTTCCTGTGCGACTTCAAGCGCACGAACTACGGCATGGTGACCTCCCAGCGCGGCGGCAAGCCCGGCCTCGACTGGATGGTGTGCCACGACTACGGCACCCACCTGATGTTCGAGAACGGCATGTCAAAGCGCATGCGCAAAGCCGAATGGTGGGACGCCTGATCGCCGCCAAACCCATTTCCCACAACGATAGCCACTGAAAGGAAAACCATGGATCCCGAACTGAACCTTATCGAAGACCCAAAGACCGACACCATCGTCGAGCCGCCAAAGCCAGATCGCGGCGATGTGGTGGCTGCTGCACAACCATCCGACACGGCTGCGGCAAAGGATGCGCCCGCCGAACTGCCGGCAGATGCACCGGTAGCACCAGGAAAGAAGCAAGGCAGTGACCATGTGCCGATTGGCCGCTTCAACGAGGTCAATACCGAGAAAAAAGAACTGGCGGCACGGCTGGAAGCGGCGGAGGCTGAACTGGAGCGCATTCGCACCACGGCATTGCAAAAACCAGCACCACCCACAGAGCCTGAAAAACCTGTGTTTGACGAAGATGCGCAGGAATCAGCCTACACCGAGGCGCTGCTGGATGGTGATACGGCCAAGGCGAACGCCATTCGCAAAGCCATCAACGCCAATATCCGTGAGCAGGCCGTTGCCACGGCGACCGAAACCATTCGGGGTGAAAGTGTTGCCAGGGAACAGACGAGCACGCTGGCCAACGCAAGCCAGCAGGCCGTTGCTGATTTCCCATACCTTGACACACCAGATGGCGCGGAAGCAGTGGAGCTCATCATCGCCTCTCGTGACAGGCGTGTGACTCAGGGCGTCCCCATCGCGGAGGCGCTGCGCCAGGCTGTAGAAGCCATTGCGCCGAAGTTTGCGCCCGCCAAAGATACCCCGGATGTCGTGGCAGACCCCGCCAAAGATACACGCTCCGCCAATGCGCTGGCGCGTGGAGCCGCTGACTCAGTGGCGCAGCCGCCTGCAATTCTGGCTGGTATCGGCAACCGGGCTACAGCCCAGAAAGTTGATGTCTCGCAATTGACCGAAGAGCAGTTTGATGCGTTGACGCCGGCAGAAAAGAAGAAGCTGCGCGGCGATTGACAAACCGACCCCCGGTAGGGTTTGCGGCAAGTTGACAACACCGCGAAGATTGTTACTACAGAAGCCAGCGGGTCTCACCATCCCGCTGGATGATTCGCAAGGGTGATTTCGTCAAGGGACTGACGTTAAAAAGCCCGGTGCCTTGGTCCCCTACGACCATGTTTCTCGCATTGGCAGCGCAAGCCTTTTGTGTTCAACCAATTGAAGGAGCATGGCCATGAGCCTGACAAATTTTGCAGCACTCACGTCGGAACAGAAGATTGTCTGGTCCCGTGATGTCTGGAGCGCAGCGCGCGACCAGATGTTCATCAAGAACTTCATCGGCACCGGCACCAATGCCTTGATCCAGCGGATCACCGAGCTGACCAAGACCGAAAAAGGCGAGAAGGTGCTGATGCACCTGGTCGCTGACTTGGTCGAGGACGGCGTGATCGGGGACAACGAGCGCGAAGGCAACGAAGAAGCGATGCAGTCCTACAGCCAGGAGATCCAAATCGACCTGCTGACCCACTCCGTTCGCAACAAGGGCAAGCTGGCCGACCAGAAAACGGTCATCAACTTCCGTGAAATGGGCAAGGACAAACTGGCGTTCTGGCTGGCTAACCGGGCCGACCAACTGGCATTCCTGACGCTTTCCGGCATCAGCTACGCCTACAAGAACAACGGTGCCGCGCGGGTTGGTTCGCCCTTCCCGAACCTGGCATTCGCTGCTGACGTGACCGCACCAAGCTCGAAACGCGCTCTGATGTACGACGGCACCAGCCTGGCTGTGTCGAACACGGCATCCATCACGTCCGGCTACGTTCCGAAGTACGGCATGATCGTTGATGCGATTGCCTACGCCAAGGAGCATTACGTCAAGCCGTTGATGTCCGGTGGCAAATCGTACTACTGCATGTTCGTTGCCCCTGGCACGCTGGGCGCCTTGAAGAAGGATGCCGATTACCAGCGCGCCGTGGTGGCCGTAGCGACCAAAGCAGGCACCGACAGCCCATGGTTCACGGGTGCGACGGTGACGATTGATGGCGCAGTCATCCATGAACACAACCTGGTCTACAACACCAAGGGCACGGCGACCAAGTGGGGCTCCGGCAACGCGGTGAACGGCACACGCACGCTGTTGTGCGGCGCCCAGGCGCTGGGCATGGCTGACCTCGGAGCACCTGAGTGGACCGAGAAGCTGTTCCAGTACGACAGCCAGCAGGGTATCAACATCGACAAGATGATTGGTCTCCTGAAGCCGCAATTCCACTCGATCTACGACGGCAGCGTCGAAGACTTCGGTGTGATTTCGATTGACCATTACCTCGCCTAAACGCGATGGGCACCGGGCTAATACTGGCCCGGTGCGTTTCCCCTTGTTGTTGAAAGGAAATTCATCATGAGCATTACCAAAAACTCCGCGCGCCAAGAACTGATCACCGCTTTTGTTGACATCAACCTGGCCGACCTCGTGACCAATGTTGCAGCCAATGCGCTTGATCTTCCCCCCAATGCCATCATCGTATCTGGCCGGCTGGTGACAACCGAAGCCTGGAACTCCACCACCAGCGACGTGATGGATGTCGGGGATGTGACGAGCGCCACACGCTATCTGACTGACGGCAATATCCGCGCACTGGCGGCTGTGGTGCCCTTGGTGCCGACCGGGTTCATTCACACCACGACCGAAAAACAGTTGACCGTGACCTGGACCTCAGGTGGCGGTACGCCAACCACCGGCAAGGTCCGACTCGAAGTTCAATACTTCGTCAAGGGCCGCGCCGCGTTCTCACAAGGCTGATCGGCGTTTCTCAATCTTTTCAGTGGTCGCCTGTTCGCAGGCTTTAACCCCCGGTGGCTTGATCACCATCGGGTTTTTTGAAGGAAAAAGAAATGAAATTCAGATCACCAACTGATGACGCCATCCATGTCGCACTGACCAATGGCATGACGGCCAACATCACGCCCGAAGGCGTTGAGCTTGACCCCATGTTCCACCGCGAGGCCATTGCGCGTGGCGCACTGCCAGCCGGTATTGATGCGCCGCCGCCCGGCATGACTGACCCCGCGTTCAACCGCAAGGAAGTCATTGCTAAGGTGCTGCAGACCATGCTGGATGGTAGCGACCCTGACGACTTCAAGAAAGACGGCACACCGGATTTGCGCCGTGTATCACGCCTTGCCGGATTCGCCGTGCAGCGCGATGAAGCCGAAGCCGCCTGGGCCGAAGCCAACCCACAACCCGAGTAAGCCATGACACTCGACGACATGATCAGTGTGTGCCGCACGCGAACCGCTGATGCGATAGCGCCGTATCTGTGGTCAGATGTCGAGTGGACCCTGTTCTTGAACGAGGCTGAAAACGAGGCTGCAGAGCGGGCGCAATTGCTGCTGGACACCAGCACTGCGGCGTGTTGCCTGATTTCCGTGGTGGCCAACACGGCAACCTACAACCTGCATGCGTCCATCCTCAAGGTGCAGCGCGCGAAACTCACGCTGGGCACCCGGCCACTGGCCGAGACCTCGATTGAGCAACTGGACAGCGAATCCAACTGGGAGGCCGGGACAGGGACACCGGCACGGTTTTTCCAGACATCGGACACCAAAATTACCTTGGTGCCAATCCCGACAGCGGCAGACACCCTGAATCTGCGCGTGTATCGCCTGCCAATCACGCAAATGGCAACCGGAACTGATGAGCCCGAGATTGCAGCAAAACACCATTACCGCATGCTGGACTGGGCGCTGCGCTGTGCGTATTTGAAGCAGGACTCGGAAACCCTGGACAAGGGCAAGGCCGCTGAATATGAACTTGCGTTCATCGCCTCATTCGGCGTGAAGCCTGATGCCAATGTGCAGCGCAAGCGCCGCGACCGTCGGCCACCCGTCGTGCAGATGGGGGCCTGGTAATGGCCTCGAAAGTAAATCCAACCAATAACAGGGGATAAATCATGAGTGGATCAAGAGACACCAACAACGAAGCGCGCGACCTTCGCGTTGATACCTACGGGCGCTTGCTGACGCGCAATGTTGATTCGGACGGGAATTCGCTCGGATACACGGCACAAACCACAGTCACGCGACCTGCAGACACTACCGCCTATGCTGCAGGCGATGTGATGGGCGCCACAGCAGCGGCCATTGAGTTTACGAACATCGGACCTGCTGCCGGGCACATCATCATCACCGACGCCGACCTGCGCATTGATGTGGCAGCGTTGCCAAGCGGCATGACCACATTCCGGCTGCACTTGTACGATGCCACGCCAGCGAGTGCGCTTGCTGATAACGCTGCGTTTGACCTTCCCGCCGGTGACCGGGTTAATTACTTGGGCTACATTGATTTTGACCAGATGGTTGACATCGGTTCGACCTTGTATGTCCAGATGACGGGCATCAACAAGAAGCTGAAGATGGGCAGCGAACCGAATCTGTATGGCTATCTTGTCACCGTGGGCGGATTTACCCCGACCAGTGCCGCCGTCAAATCCATTCGTCTGAACAGCTTCGGGGCTTAAATGCGTACTGCGCTGCGAACCATCGTACTGGCCATTCGTGAGGCATGGAACCCGCGTCGCCTATTTGCCAACAACGAAGTCGGCGTCTGGTATGACATTTCGGATATGTCGACGCTATTCCAAGACAGCGCAGGCACTACGCCTGTTACTGCTGTAGAGCAGCCAGTGGGGTTGATACTGGATAAGAGTAAGGGATTGGTGCTTGGGCCGGAGTTGGATGACGGGCTAGCTACGGCTGCTAACTGGACTGTTTTCGGAACCAATACTGTTGCTCAACTCGGTGATGCAATTGAAATTACTTATGTAGATAACCACGGTGGTGCATACCAGCCCCTTAGACAAACATGCGGGCTGACTACAGACTTGACTGTAGGGAAGTGGTACAAGGTCGCCGGACAGGCAAAAGTAAACACCGGGTCTGCAAATATCAGTATTGCTACTGCTTCAGCTTGGACGAGTGCAGCTATCACTTCAACATCGTATGTTGATTTTGTGATCTACTTTTTGGCTAACAGCGCCACAACAAATTATATTTCGGCAGCAAATCTTAGTGCGGGAGAAGTCCTCACCATCGACAACATCTCCGTCAAAGAGCTCCCCGGCCAGCATAGTCTGCAAGCCACCACAGCAGCGCGACCAGTTTTGAGAGCAGCACCAACGCGCATTGATTACGATGCCGTTAACGATACGCTCGTTGCCACGTTCGCGGCCAGTCTCGGCACTGACTGCACAGTATGCCGAGCAGTTCCAAGCGTAGGCGCAAGTATCTTGACAGCGCAAACCATCGGCACAACGTACACCGACAACACTGACCATTGCGGGTTGATCATTGTCAACCGCGCACTGACAGCAGGTGAAACTGCCAGTGTTACAGCGTATCTAAACGCAAAGGCGGGTGTATGAGCGTTACTACTTACATCATCCCCGCAGGCAACCTAACTGCTGTCAAAGCCAAGCTATCCCAAGGTGCAGCAGACGAGACAAAGAACCTCAGAGGCATCCTGGGCATGTTCACCACGCCACTATCTGCTACAGGTACCGGCAACGCTACGCACTACTGCTCCAGCGGCATCATGAGCGTGGAAGAAGAAGCGTGGATCGAAGCTAACCTGCCGCAGAGCTTGTTTGTCTACAAGGGCACACACGCTGTGACAGTGGATGGAATAGTCACTCAGGTCGAGTGGACACCTTGGGATGCTTTTGCAGACAAGGGGTTGAAGATGGTTCAGGAGGCAATATGATCCCACTAGACAAGATAATCCACCTCTTAGGAGGCATGGTGATCACGCTCATGCTGGGCTATTTCCTGCCCATCTCCTACTGCCTCATTGCTGCTGTTGTGGCTGGTGCTGCCAAGGAGCTGTATGACCACTTCAACCCTGCTACGCATACTGTGGAAATGCATGACTTCTTAGCTACCGCAGGTGGTGGCTTCCTTGCCAGTATCTTCCTGGTCATCGTCCAGGAGGTGGTCGTATGAACTACACCTATGCAACTATCTTTGTAGCAGCCGCTGATGGCGAGTTGATTATTGCTCCCTCGGCGTCGGGTCAAGTGCCGACATTGTGATGTCAAGCTCTGGATCAAATATCGGCTTCATAGCTGGACCCATGATTGGCCGATGCATGGCGCTGCGTTGCACCAAGTCCGGGAATGCGCCACGAATAAGCGCAACAGGGTCACCTGGCTTGCACGGGATTGTGCCTTCGAGGTCTTTGAAGCAGCGGGTTTCAAGTGGCGGCACAAGTGCCTCAATGGGTTGTGTGTTCATGGCCTGATTATGTTGGCCGGCCAATGCTGAGTCAATAGTTCGCTCTGATCGTCCCCCGGTAGGGTTTGCCGGGAGTGCCGTGGCTTGGCACTATCGCTGCCATGGCAACCCCCAGCATCACCATCTTCAAGGGTCTAAACAACGTCAGCGATTCGCTGCGGCTTGGCCTTGGCTGGTTGACGACGGCCGACAACATCAACATCACAGACACAGGTGCCATTGAGCAGCGCAATGGCTACAGCCTGACGCTGGCTGGCAATATTGCCAGTGCCTACGCGACTTTGGACGCCAAACGCCTTTACCTGATTGACAGCGGTTCTCTCAAAGCCATGGCAGGCACCACGGCCGTCGCGCTACTGACATTGACTGCAATTGAGCCAATGTACTGGTGCGAGATCAATGACCGGGTGTTTTTCAACAACGGCATTGACTCTGGAATCATCGAGCCAGACAACACCATTACCCCATGGCGTGAATCCACGCTGGCTGATCTGGAGTTCTTGAGCGCGGACGGAACGCCGCTGAGCGCCTTGCTTGACCCGTTGCCACTTGGCACCGACGTGATTCAGGCATGGAAAGGCCGAATCTACGCGGCGCAGTACATGCCCACAGAAAGCCAGTCCGTGATTTGGTTCAGCCAGCCCTTGGGCTTTCACTTGTTCGCACTCGACAAAGATTTCATCGTCGTGCCCGGTCGTGTGCTGATGCTGGCGCCACATGACGACGCATTACTGATCGGCACCGACCAAGTGATCTACGCCTATGCCGACTCACTGGCAGAACTTGCGCCCTACGGTGTCGTTCCCGGCCAGCACTGGAGCGAGGACAAGAAACAGGTGTTTTTTTGGACCACGCGCGGACTGTGTTCAGCCCTGCCGTTCGTGAACCACACCGAGGAACATGTTTCCGTGGCGCCTGGCGTTCGTGCTGGCGGTGCGGTGCTCAAGACAGACGGCCAACGGCGTTATGTCGTGGCCATTCAACAGGGTAACGTGGCCTATAACTCACGTTGATTTGGGTAGCTTTTTTAACTGGATGGAGTATTTATCATGACTGTACGATTCTCAACTGGGACACGCAATGGCCTCGCTGGTTCAATCGGCCTCGCTGGCCTGTTCAACCGTGGCTACATCAACATTTACTCTGGAACGCAGCCAACCACTGCAGATTCCGCAGTGACTGGGACGCTACTTGGCACAATGACATCCAGTTCTCTGGCACTGACGAAAGAGACACGCGCCACTGGGTCCGTCACGATCACGGCTGCTGCCGGTGGGTCCGTTGACGCAATCACGGTCGGTGGGCTCAACATCATACCGGACGGCGCAGTGAGCGCTACTGCTGGTGATGCCAACGCCACGGCGGCAAGCCTGGCCGCAGCAATCAACCGCAACGGCATCATGGAGGCTCGCGTCGCAACCAACGTTGTGACACTCTATGGGCGCCCAGGTACAGGCGTCACTACTGCGGCAGTTTCAGGAACCCTGACGACTGTTACAGCGACTTATGTTGCCATGGGTAGCGGTGTTGCTGGTATCGCTCCTGTAAACGGCCTGATTTTGGCCACTCCATCGCTGGGGGCCATCGCCAAGTCGACATCCCAAGTATGGAGCTTTGCGGGCGTAGCTGCGGGCACGGCGGGCTGGTTCCGTTTCTTCTCCAGCGACACCGCTGACACTGGCGCAGCCCTGACCGCTGCCCCCTGGTATCCGCGCATCGACGGCTCCATCGCCACATCTGGCGCTGATCTGAACTTGAGCAACATTTCGATTGCTATCGGCGCACCAAATACCTGCGACTCGTTCGTGGTGACGTTCCCTGCATCCTAAGCAAAGTGTGGAACACAAACTGGTCCGGGGCGGAGAGCATTGGCTGCCTTTCGCCCGCAGCAGAATAAAAGCGCTGCGGGCGGTAGGGCAGGATTATGCTAGTCAGCACTTCGATATGCCTGACGGCAGCCGCGTTGCCGTCAGGATAGTCAACGATCAGGAATTCATAGAAATAAGTGGCGGCGGGTGCTCACTCGCTATGGACAGCGGAGTCGTCGATGTTCTCAGCATCGGTGAACTCGCCCCAGGTACGTTCCTGCCAGGCGTCCTGCACGAGTGTGGGTCGGCTCTAAGCTACAACGCTCCGTTCGTCACCACGCCACAAAGCAAGGGGGTCAGGGTTAACCCGAGCAAAAACAGCACCGGACAGATCAGCGGCATCGTCACCAAGAACGCGCAGTTCAAAGGGCGCATTGGCGAGAGTTTATCTTTCAGGCCGGGATTGATTGATGCTACGCCAGTCACTACCCCGCCGACCAAGGTACTTGACCCCGCAGACGGCAGCCTATGGGCAAAGAAACTTAGTGGGGTGCTCTGCCCCCCTTCGATATTTACCGGGAAGACTAGGCTCTACGTGCAGGCGATGTATGGCCTGCCTCTGTACCAGACCGAGCAGGACAGAAGTATTACAACGAACGCGCCACTGAACATCGAGAGCAGTACAACCGCAGCACCGGCACTCTGGCTGCCGGCATACGTTGACAAAAGCGACTTCACGATGGTTGACGGCGTAAAGACGTTTGCAAGCTATCCAGACATCTTGCTTGATACAAGCTGTGGCGTTTGGCTCGACCAAACAACTGGAGAGCACTGGTTAATCAGACTCACAAATGGCGAGTCCAGAATCTACCCGCTCAAGTCAAACGAGTGCGGAGAAAAGATGCGCCGCTTCCTTGTGGTTAGCGCTAACCCGCTCTTACCGGAGCCGCAAGACCGAGAGCACTTGGAGGCGTACATCCTGGCCTACAGCAAACCGGACGTTAAGCACATGCAGCTTGGCGCCGGCGGGACGGGTGGCGGGGGCAGCTACTCTATGGGCTACGGCTGGCACTGGAATTGGACCGGAAACACTGCCGATCTGGTCAAGAACGATATGTTCATGCAAGACCTGACGAACGCGGCCATGCGGTCAACCCACTACCGCCTCTCGTTGATTAAAAAGATGCTTCCCGAGCCGCCTGGTGGCTTCGGTCCGGACGACATGCGGCAGGCTTGGGAGACACCTGTCACAGTGATAGAAGGCCCGTCTGACTGGTCTGTTTATAGAACGTACTGGACTATCACCGAGCCGAACTACAGCACGATGGTCTTGGAGAAGACGACGAGCCAGCACTCCATTGTCAACGTAGGTAACGCACCGTTTTATGCTTTTTACAAACGCGATGAGTTGCAGGTATGTCGGGTTGAAGTCACTTACACGCCGCCCATACCGGATCGGGTCGTCGAGAACAACTGCTTCGGTACGAACGGGGTCACTACCGGGCTTCAAGTTGGGGTTCGAACGGAGTACGGTCCTGTCAGCGGATACTACAGTTGCAAAATATCAGTTGGTGGAGAGCAGACACCCATTATCCCGTTCGGCTACGTCGAACCGTTCCCAAGTCGCATCAGAGTCTACGATAAAGTTTTATCGGGGTACGGTGCTGGCTTCGGGCGAAACGGTCAATACGCCACCTATGCCTGCCCATTTAGCGACGACTACGGTGGCTCGGCCACGACGTTGTATCTGACCGGATACTTAGAAATAGACAGAGCAGAGGCTAATATCTCATTCAAAACAGAGGTTTCTTCCGGACAAGAAGAGCACTGGGGGCTTATCACGGTTGTTATTCCATTCTATGACTCGGAGGCAGCCTACCTGCACTACGTTGTCAGAGACGACATAATCAACGATACTTCGACAACTTACTCGCTCTCGAATTCTTCCTCGGGGCCTGTTGGTGCATTCCTCGTGAAAAACGCCGTATCAATTGAAGGTGATGCGTCAAACACACTAGGGGTAACCTACGCCCAAAGCTGGGGCGCATTTGCTGCCGACTACCACAGCCTAAACAGCACCGACTACACCCTGATTCCTAACGAGCTTCGCACAACCGCAGCCGACTCGTCTCTGGTGTCGGGAGCGGGCAAGGTAGCGGCCACGTTCACCCACCTCAACGAGTTTCACTCAAACGACCTTGAAGAAGTTGGCGCGGAGTTCGCCACGCTGACTGCCACACGGGACGACTACCCAATTGCCATCGCCCCAGGTTACATCGACCCAGTTGGGCTCAACGGAAGCGCCCCAGGCGCCCCGGTCATTGTTGGCTGGGTATAAGGAAATATCATGGCAGCACACCGATACTGGCGCGTCAGGTTCACAAACGGAGGGAACACATGGACATCAGTCGGGACAATGAGCTTCCGTGTGACCTCAGACGGCCCTGACCTAGCTACTGGAAGCTATGCGACATGGACTGAATCAGATGTCAACGGCGCAGGCTACGTCGGCATTTGGCGGGATGGCAACAATGCGACATTCTGGTTTTCTGGCACGAACTTCGGCGCCGAGCACTGGTTCAAAGGCGACTTTGGCCCAGCCAGCGGTGTCTGGCCGGACATTCGCTGCTTAACAGTAGACGATGCATCGACCGCAAGAGTGTCTACCGAGTGGTTGACCAATGGAACCCTAGAATACTCAGACGACGACAGTTCATGGACGGCTCAAATGTCGCTTACCCGTGGCGGTGTGGCTGTCCAGACCTGGGGCATGGTGCAGGCTAATATCACGGCGCCCATGGGCACGCTGTCCTCTTATGGAGGCATGAATTCTGCTGCTACCGCCCCAATGCCATCAGCAGTTGGCTACTGTGGGGCAACGGCAATGGTGCAGGCTCCGGAAGCGACGGCGCTCATGTATTTTGGAGCAACTGCCAACATCACGGCGCCCATGGGCACCTTGCAGGCCACCATGCACGACAGCACGGGTGAGAATGCAGCCAACATCACGGCGCCGATGGGCACACTTTCCGCCTTCATGGGCATGGCCGCAGAGATTGAGGCGCCGATGGCCACCTTGAGTGCAGCCGCCACCGGCACCAACTGGCTCAAGGCCAGCATCACAGCCCCCATGGGCACGCTATCGGCCACTGGGACGGTATCTGGCACCAGTCAAGCCAACATCACGGCGCCGATGGGCACACTGATTGGCTACGCCGGCATGGTTTGCTCGATCACCCTCACCGGCAGCCCGACGCTGGACGCCCATGTGACCAGTGGCGGCGTGATGACCGCCAGCCTCACAGGTCCCATGGCGACGCTGCCACTGTTCGAGTTGACGACCGAGAGTTTCAGCAATGCCAACATCATCGCACCGATGGGCAAGATGGGCGCCACGCTGCAGGCGTGGATCATCGCCCCGATGGGCACGCTCACCGCCATTGGCACGGCAGTCGTCGCGGCGACCTACGAAGCCTACGCGATCAATTTGAATCACGCCGATCCAACGGCCAATGACGAGGTGACGCGCTACACCAACTTCCCGTTCACGCAGATCGTGCGCTACCAGGGCAGCTACTTCGGTGTTGCCGCCGATGGCTTGTACCTGCTGGAAGGCACCACGGATTACGCCGCGACACCGACCGCTATCCCATGGGCCTTCAAGACGGCGACGACCGACTTCAAGGAACCCAAGCAAAAAACCGTTGCTGCGGCTTACTTCGGCGGCCGGCTCGGGCCTGCTTCCACCATCACCCTGTATGCCGGTGAAGGCGCAGGCGTGGCCTATGCCCACAGCACACCGCGCGGTGCATTGGCGCAGAACTACCGCCAGGTGTTTGGCAAGGGCGTGAAAGCTCGGTATTACTCGATTGGTGCAGCCGGCACCGGCACCCTGGAACTTGATGACATCGAGTTCGATATTCACAATTTGACCCGGAGAATTTGATATGACCACCGTTGCAGACCTGATCACCAGCGCACAAACCTATGTCGGAACTGTGACCACCGAGGCTAGTGCCGCCATGAGCGACGCCGTTCAACTGGTGAACCAAATTGGCTACAGCATCCCGAATTACACGGCTGCCGGGTTGCCAAGCCAGCCGGTGGCTCCCGCGACATTGATCGCGCCGCAGTTCAACGATGTCCCCCTGGATCTTCCGAGCGACCCCGGTAGCGCGCCGGTATACCAGGACATTGCCGCCATCGAGGCCGGCCAGGCACCGACATTCGACGTGGCTGCGCCTACCTTCACCGCGCCGACAGCGCCATCAGCCTTGGCGGAATTCCAGACGGCAGCACCGAACATCACCACCAACTTTGCGTTCCCAGATGTTCCGGCCGCCTTGAGCAACCCGCTGATTGATGCGCCTATCTTGGCAGACCGTGCGGAACCAACCAAGCCGCAAACCGCATTGCCGAGCTTCGACGCCATCACGCCACTCGACACGACGGTGGCGCCAGCCGACCTTGAGGGCAGCTTTGCCTCCGCCTACCGGGATGCCGCACCCAGCACCATCACCATGATCGACGGCTATGTGGATGCCATGCTGGTCAAGCACAACCCGCGTTATCACGACCAGATGACCGCGATTGAGACGCAGCTTGATCGCTATCTGGCTGGAGGCACCGGACTGGACGCAACCATTGAGGATGCCATCTACAGCAGGGCGCGCGAGAAAAACGATGTGGAAGCGGCCCGGGTGCGCGACGCCGCCTATGCCGAAGCCGCCAGCCGGGGCTTTACCCTGCCCACGGGCGCCTTGCTGGGTGCCGTGGCCCGGGCACGCCAGGAAGCGGCCAATAACAATGCCAAGGTGTCGGCCGACATTGCCATTGCCCAGGCCGAGCTGGAGCAAAAGAACCTGCAATTTGCGGTGACAACCTCTGTTGGATTGCGCACGGTGATGCTCAATGCCACCCTGAACTACATGCAGAACCTGACTGTCATCAACGGGCAGGCGCTCGACTATGCCAAAAGCACGCTGACGGCGATTCTGGAGATGTACAACACCAGCGTCAAAGCCTATGAGGTCAAGTTGGAGGGCTACAAGGCCGAAGCCGCAGTATTCGATACCCGCCTGAAAGCCGCACTGGCAGGCATCGACCTTTACAAGTCCGAGATTCAGGCGCTCGAAGCCCTGACCAACGTGGACCGCGCCAAGGTCGATGTGTACCGGGCGCGCATCGACTCGCTGGGTGCCTATGCCAACATTTACAAGGCGCAGATTGACGCCGTGTTGGGCCGGGCCAGTCTGGAGAAAATGAAAATCGACGTGTTCCAGTCCCAGGTACAGGCTTTTGGAACCCAGGTGCAGGCCAAGAACGCTGAATGGCAGGGCTACAGCGCGCAACTCAGCGGGCAGGAAGCACAAGCCCGGGTGTTCGGTTCGCAAGTCCAGGGTTATGCCGCCCAAGTGCAAGGCTGGCAGACCGAGATTCAGGCACGCTCTGAAGTGGTGCGAGCTACAGCCATGACCAATGAGGCGCGGGCGCGGCAGTTTTCATCCGAGATCGACGCATTCCGCGCCATCGTGGCGGCGCGCGGCCAAGTGGCCAGCACCAAACTGGAAAACCAGCGCCAGGAGGTCATCGCCTTCCAGGCCGAAAGCCAGGCGCAGATTGCCAATGCCCAGGTGCGCAATGAGTTCTACCGTGTGACTTCAGATATTGCCATCAAGAATGCCGCAGAAAATATGGCCGCACAGATTGCCGGAATCAACTCGCAAGCCAACTTTGGGCATCAGGTAGCGAGTTTGGGGAGCGCCAATGCCAAGATATTTGCCGGCCTTGCCGGTTCCGCACTCTCAGGAATGAATACGCTTGCCGCACAAGTCGTATAACCCCCGGTAGGGTTTGCCCGCTTTGGCTGCATTCCACAAAATGCCTCAAACTCAAGAGGTATTTGATGGACAAGTCACAGCCAACAAGGGCAGTTGCTGCACGCGGGGCCATTCGTGGCCCAGGAACGGGTACTTCTGATTCCGTTCCCATCATGGCTAGCCATGGTGAATTCATGATCAATGCGGCTGCCGTCAAGAAGATTGGCCTGCCCGCACTTGAAGCCATCAATGCCATGGGGGACGGCCCCAAGGGTGCTATCAGGAAAATGCACAAGGCTGGACACATGGCACTGGGTGGACCGGTGGACGAAGAAGCGCAACGTCTGCAATCCATTTCCCAAATCCCCGCAACAGGCGGCACTTTCCCCACACCCGCACCGGACGGAAAAGACAACACCGAATTCAGCCGCAACGTCGGCAATGCATTGTCTGCAATTCCCGGTGCTGCTCCGGCCATGGGTGCCATCCGCACGCTTGGCAATGCGTCAAAAGTTGGCGGCATGTTGAGTGCAATCGGTAGCGGTGCCGGCACGATTGCTGCAAAAACTGCACCTTATGCGGTCCCAGCAGCAGGCTTGGGCGCTTTGAGTGCCGTATCCTCACCGGCTGCAACGACGCCAGCCGCAACCACCCTCCCCGGCGCCACGCCGCCAGTTCAGGCAATGGCCACGCCAACACCAGCAACCACCACCCAGGTGCCACAGCAACCCGCTGGCACACTGCCTGCCATTCCGTCCGGCGCCATCAGGCGACTCGGCAACAGCTACAGCGGCGGCAACGTGTCGGGCGACATCACCGTGAATGGCGGCTCGCCCACCGGTGGCGTCATCAGCGCGCAGAACAATCTTGCTGCCGAGAATCTGGCACGCCGGTACGGCCAGACCTCGGGCTTCGGCCCGACTGGCGCCATCCGTGGCAGTGGACAGGTGAGTTCCATCGACACCAGCGCGGGCTATGCCGCCGACCTCAAGCAATTGGGCGAGATCGACAAAACCAAGGCAGAACAGAATGCCAGCATGCAAGCGCAGGCCGACTATGCCCAGGAAAATGCCATGCGTGTCAGTGGACTTGGCAAGGCAGCGCGCGAGTTGGGGGCGCTTCGCATGAACAACCAGACCACGCGGCGCGATCAGGATCTTCAGGCCGCCGACCGTGGCGCTGTCCGCAAATTGTCGCAAGATCGCCTCGGGCTTGAAACCGCCAAGGCCGGCCAGGACGCCAAGACTGCCACACTGGACCAAAAATCCAAACAGCAACTGATGGATGCCCAGCAGGAATACCTGAATGCCGGCGACGATCCGGTCAAGCTCAAGGCCGCCGAGCGCAAGCTGATTACCTTGGGCGGCAAGCAGCCACAGGCTGACCAGTTCGCTTATGCGCCTGGCGGGCAGATCATCGACCCGACAACCGGGCAACTCATGACGCAGCCGGGCGTTATTTTCAACAAGGCGACCGGGCAACAGGTTGGACCACAAGCACAAGCCAAGCCACAGATCATGGAGGGATCAATCTCCAACGTCAACGGGAAAACCGCCAAGTACATCGGTGGCAAATGGGTCCCCCAATAAAGGTATCACATGGCAGAAATTGACTGGTCCAAAGGGCAAATCACACCGCCGCCCGGAAGTTCTTCGGAAGATATTGATTGGAACAGCGGAACCATCACACCACCCACCAACACGTCGAAAAAGGGATTTGGCTCTGACGTTAAAACCGCGCTCAAGCAAGGAGCCCTGGAAATTCCAGGCATGCTCACCGGGCTGGCCGACATCCCGTTGGGTTTGGCAGGCCTGAATCGCCCCATCAGCAAGTTGGCCGAACGGGCTGGCGCCGTGACAGGCTTTGAGCCCGGCAAGTGGGCAAAAGACCAGCAAGCAGAATACTCTGATGCCACCAAGCAAAGCAGAGCCGAGATTGATAAAGTCTGGGACGACCCGAACACCAATGCGCTTGATGTTGCCGGGGCCTACGTCAGCAACCCGCGAGCCACTGCGCTGAACGTAACGCAGTCGCTGCCCTCAATGGCTGTTGGTGGACTTGCCGCCAAGGCGCTCAAGGCGGCTGGAACCGGGTTGTCGGCAGTGACTCGCGGCGCCATTGGCGAGGGCTCTGTCATGGCTGGCCAGTCGATGGATGGCATCGACGACAGTGTGGACCCACAACGCGCTGCAATTGCCGCTACAGGTGTTGGTGCAGGTGGCGCGCTATTGGGTGCAGCGGGTGGGCGAATTGCTCAGCGATTGGGTTTGCCAGACCCTGACACTCTCTTGGCTGGAGGCAAGGCCAATGCTGGTGGTGCTTTTGGCGCACTCCCAATGTACAAGCGGGCGCCCGCAGCGATGGTGCAAGAGGGTTTGCTTGAGGAAGCGCCGCAGTCGATTCTGGAGACTGGCGCACAAAACTGGTCCGAGGACAAGCCAATCACAGAAGGCATGGCCCGCGCTGCAACCGAAGGCGCATTGGCAGGGGCTGTGATGGGTGGTGTCGTTGGAGCAGCGCCACGCAGTCTGACTACTGCGAAAGATCAACGTCCGCCTGTTGATCTGGCCACACCACCGGTAGTGCCATCCGCAGAACCACCGCTGCAAATCGGCAACACGCCAGATCCCTACCTGTCATTCCCTGATGGCACGGTAGCCCGACGCTCGGAGATCGACGCCTTCATCAACGGCCTGCCGCCTGAACAACAGCCAGCCGCGCGCGCCAAGGTCATGGGGCTGGCGCCGCAACCCGCGAAGCCATCTGAAGCCATGGGCCTTGACCCGGCAGCCGGCCCGCTGTCAGCCGCTGCGGTCACTGCCGTGGATACCGGTGTGCATGAAGGCATCCAACTTCAAGAAGCCAATGCCGCCGACCAAGCCGCCTACGAGCAGGCAACCAACGAACAAGCGCAGCAGGCCAAGCAACAGGACAGCATCGACAAGCCGATCACGTCCGGCCCCATTGCCGAAGCGGCGATGTCAGACGAGGACAAGCGCGCCATTCTGTTCAGCAATCAACCGGTTCTGGACGGCGGTATCAAGTACAAGGGTACACAGGACGGCGATATTTTGAACGGCATGAGCAAGCCCTACCCGACCCGCTTTGCCGCCCAGCGCCGCGCCCGCATGGAGGGTGCAGACTGGACCATCGCCCAGGTTCAAGATGGTTTTGTCGCACGACGCAAGGATGCCAATGGCACAACTGACGCAATTCCATCAGGCGCTACAAACAGCGCACCAGTGCCAGCAACTGACACCGCTGGAACTGTGGCAACTGGACCTGTCGCAAATGCTGGATCTACCGCTGACACGGCACGGGCAAACACTGCTGACATGGTGCCTGCTACTGGAATGCCCGACCGACTGCCTGATGGAGCATTGAATGAGCAAAACCCTCAAGCATCCCCCATCCCCGCACCAGTTGGAGCGCCAGGAAAAGCGCCGCAAGCTGTGGAAGGCAATGCAGCCGCCCCCGCTGGACTACCCGCAAAGGGATCCGGAACCTTGGAAGCCGCTGGGGTAGCAGAGTCATTCAGCTCGCTCGACTACATCCAAGGTCTTGAAAAAGATGCTGGACAAGGGTTCAAGACCAATGACGATGCTATTTCTGTCATCAAAAAAGCATCCGACGGAATGACGCCAGCAGCAAAGGCTGCTGTTACTCGCGCCATAAACACATTCACAGCCGTACAAAAGAACGGTGAAAGGCTTATCAAGCCTGGGTTTTATGAGGCCATCGCAGATCAATTTACCTATGTGAATTACATGCTGACGGATGCCGCAAAACAGCATTCATCAACCAACAACACCCCTGCCGCCTCTACTAAAAGCGCACCGTCTGGGGTTAAAGAACCGTGGCAGATGACACGGGAAGAAGCTGCTGATTTATTCCCTGGTGATGCCTATGACAAGATGCTCAACAGTGCCGCTGTAGTTGGCAACATTACCTATGACGACGCACAAAAACGAAGCAGAATAAATTCCGCTGGCAAGCGTGAGATTTGGGCAAAAACAAAAGCGGATTTGCTGCAAGACAAAAAGGATGCAATCAAATTTGCTCGCGGTGAACGCGCCGATGTCAATAAACTCAAATCGACAAAAGAGTTTGCATCGTGGCGCATCAAGTCAATGTCAGCATCTGGCAAGGAAGCAATTAAGTCAACAGAAAAATACCATGACGCATTGATGTCTATCCACAAGGAACGAATTCAAGAAGCTTTGGCCGATGGTAAAGACGTGCCAGCTGAAGTTCTGGCAGATTACCCAGACCTAAAGCAAAACGCCTCCCCAACTGGCAATATTGCCAGCACTGAACCCGCCTCCACTGGCAATATTGCCACTGCAGCCCCAAGTATTGACGATGCAGCGCACACCGCAGCAACCTCAAAAACCAACGATCTGCCACAGCCAACCGAGGCGCAGAAGCAAGCCGGGAACTACCCCAAGGGCCATGTCAACCTGAATGGCCTTGACCTGTCCATCGAGAACCCTGCCGGATCAGTGCGCAGCGGCAAGGACAAGTCTGGAAAGGCTTGGAGCAATACGCTCCAGCATCATTACGGTTACATCAAGGGCACCATCGGCAACGACAAGGACCATGTGGACCTGTTTGTCAAGCCTGGCACCCCACTGGACTACAGCGGCCAGGTGTTCGTGATCGACCAGATTCATCCGGACACCAACCGCTTCGATGAACACAAGGTCGTAGTCGGTGCAAAGAACGGCCTGGAAGCACGTCGCATCTACCAAGCGAACTACGCGAAGGGCTGGAATGGCTTCAAAGCCATGACCGCCATGCCGTTCGACCAATTCAAGACATGGGTGAAGGATGGTCCGAAAAACAAGCCTTTGTCCAGCGAAAAGCAAGATTCTCAACCCCAAGGAAGCAGCAATGAGGAAGCCCCAAAAGCCGTCAAAACAACGCCGAAACAACAAGCACCCGCAGCCGCAGGAGTAGCGCCAGGTGTGCGCACCGCCACCGAACACGTCGGCGTCAAGATTTACCCCGTCACATTCAAAGGTGAACCGCGATGGTCAGTGCAGACGAGTGCAAACAAGATCAGCGGAAAGGTGCTTGGTGACACGATCCATACGACACTTGACGACGCCAAAAAAGAAGCTGAATTGCAGGTTGCCCGCGACAAGTCACAGGCAGAACGCAATGCCGCACACGAAGCAGAGCAGGCCGCAGCACAGGCCAAGAAGGATGCCAACAAGGGCAAGTCCCTGGCGGAGCGCAAGCGTGATTTTGATCTTGACAAGCCGACCAAGCTGCACCCGAACGCGGGGCTTGGAACCGGCACGCGCCGCGAATCCATGCAGAAGGCTGTTGACCAGGAGCGCCACATCGAGGCCGCTACGGTGCGCGATGAGGCTGCCAAGAAGCGGGACACAGAAGCCATAGATCGGGCACGGCGAAATAATCTTCCAACCGGGAATATCAACTACCCAGGTGTCAAGGAGTATTTTGAAGCCGCAGCACGATTGAAGGCCGACAAGTACGAGAAGCCTGAATACCGTGTTTACGATGGCCGTGACAACAAGGGATCATTCCGTGAAATCACCAAGACGGAGTACGACTATGCGCAGGAGTTGAAGGCCGCGTCCGACGTGTCTAAAAATGCGCCAGAAATGAACACGTCGCAGCAACCTGTACAGAAAACGGACAAATATGTACAGGTGGAAAAAGATGCCCCATTGGGCAACCAAGGCGATCAAATCGCAGCGGCTGAGGATGGCATTGTCATCAGGCCGGGCAAAGGGTTCATTGTCGGCAAGTTCATATCGGAGGTTGACGGTGACGGCGTTCCGGGCGGCCCGTTCGACACAGAGGATGCGGCGCGCGAAGCAGCAGAGGCATGGCGCACAAAGAAGGCAGACCGCGCTACTGAGTCAGCAACAGAGCGCGCCCGGCGCGATGCAATGGCTGAGAAGATCAAGGCCGGCACAGAGCCGACCGCTGGCGAAATCAAATCGCTTGATCTTGCCGCTGGTGAAAGTGACATTCGCTGGTTCTTCCCGACTGCCGCAAACCTGTTCGGCCTGACATCCCGGCAGATTCGCCCCATGGTTTCCGACATGATCCGCGTCGCCCGCAACGACATGGGGACAAAGCGTGAATTGGTGCCAACCAAGAAGGCATTGATGGCGATTGGGAAGGCTCTTTCAAATACGCAGGAAACCCCAAGCGAGCAGCCGGCCAAATCAGACAACATCCTGTCCATCCAAATAGGCGGGTCAACTCAGACGATTGATCTTGGGAAACCTGCATGGCTGGCAACAGATGCAGAATTGGTGAAAGCGGTTGAGGATTCTGGCACCTACCTTGGAAAGCCAGGAAGCAAGTACGACCCATATATGGCATGGCGTGAAGCCCAGGGCGCAGCTATCGAGCAGGCAGTCAAGGATGGAAAGAAGTTCCCAGACGAAATTCTGTACGACAAGCCTGGTCTGATTCGCAGCGACTTGAACGATAACCAAGCTGATGAAGCTGTTGATTCAATGGTTGACGTGTACCGAGCAACCAAGGACTATGGCAAAGCGGTGCAGGCGTACCGTGATTTTGGGAAGGAAGTGGCCGCACAGAAGCCAGCCGGAAAGTTTGCGCAGCACAACGCCATTGCCAATGAGTACGGCTACACCGTGAGCGATGACGGTTCAATCTCCACGGCAGAAGGCAAGGAATCTGGCGTCAAGGTTGTTCTGAAGGGTTCACGGTTCCAGGTCAGAAGCAAAAAGACAGACGAAATCGTTTACTCTGGCGCAACCGTTGACAGCATGGGCAAGTTTCTGGAGAGCTTTTGGGGTGCAGAGAAGACCGCACAGAAGCCAGCACAGGCTGACAAGCCAGCCAATGACCGCGACAGTTTCACGCTTGAGCGTCTGAACAAAGAAACGGACAAGATGGAGCCGGTGACATTCGCACGCGGCGAGTATGTCCGGTACACCCTGGGTGGCGAGGATGTGTTTGGCGAGATTGACGGCATTTCTCACGCCAAGAACGAATTCAGCGTGGACGGCCTTTGGTATCCATTCGGATTCGCCTACAAGGCAGAGAAACCCGCAGCAGTCAAGCCACCCACGGTGCCGCTGCCAAGTGTGATTGATGCTGTCAATAAGAAGCATGGCCAGGGTCTGACAGACGCCCATAGGGTTCCAGTCGATAAGGACGACAAGGGCGTGGCCATGTTCAACCGCGCCAACGACGCAGCAGGCCAGAATGCACTCCAAGCCCTGAGTGAAAACGATGAACTGTTTGCGCTGCCGAAGTCTGACAAGGACACGGTGGAGGGCATCGCTGCGGAAACCGACCCCGGCATCAAGGTCACGCAGTCCAAATTTCCGGGCTTGGTCAAGACCTACGTGCTGACGCTGCCCGATGGCGGCAAAGCCCGGCTGATGGTGCGCGCAGTCAACCCCTACGGCCCCCAGTCCTACGGCGTGAATGCCAGCGAGGACGGCGAAACCAGCACCCCCATTCTGGAGCGCCCCGGAAACAATGCCGAAGCTGTGCCTGATGACACAGAGAATGTTTACATCGACGTTTCTGCCTTGAAGGAAGGCAAAGACGGTGGCAAGATTTACAACATCGCCGCGACCTTCGCCCATAACACCGGGCGCATCCTGATCGGTGATCCAGCCGGCCTGAGTGATGCGGCCATGCGTCGGCGCACCGAGCATATGCTGTCGTCAGCCTTGAAATTTGGCACCACGCAGCACCTGGCGCCGCACCCGCGACAAGTGGACGGCGCAAGCGGCATTGGTGTGTCACCTTTGCGCTGGACTTATGGCGATGATCTGGGTAACATTGAGTCCCTTGTAAAAACATCACTCGCATCTTTCGAAAATGCTGTACGGAACCCAATTGAGTTTGACCCAGACACTGGAGCCTTTAGAGATTCAGCGGGTAGAGTCCTTGATGAAGACGCCATTCAACTGCTTGTCAAATCAGGACGCAGCATTGCGGGCCGTGCTGGCATCGCAACGTACAAAAGAAGCGCTGTCTTGCGTGCCTTGGTACGCGAAGAAAGCGGCAAAAGCAGCGATGGAAAACAAGGAGCCGGAATACTGGCTCAGCTTGTGGCTGTCGGGCGTCAATTCCCTGCGGCCAGCCAAAAAATCTTCTACAGCCGAAATGTCTTAAACACGAAAGCCAGCAACTTCGCAACGAATGAGGCCAACCGTGAAAAAACAGACAAGCTCCAAACATACCTCAAAGGTCACGACCTCACCGTCACCCCGGTATCGCTGCCTGTCGATCCTGCTGGCGATGGAGCAAAGCGGGGAGATAACGCCGGAGCAGGCCCGGACAGTCACTTCAAGCTGGCAGAACGGATCTCGGGCATCTTCGGAAAAGAAATTGTCTGGATCACCAACAGCGGATCATTTGACATCAATGGCGTTGTAGTCGCTGACGCGCTGCCAAACACAATCTTTGTCAACGTCAACGCGGCACACCCGGCCCATGTGGTTCTGGGCCACGAACTCACGCACCACATGGAAAAGGATGCCCCTGGCGTTTACAAGGCGCTGGTGAAGTCCCTGAGTGGCTTGCTGAAGAACCATGAAGGCTATCGCACCCGGTACAACATCCCCAACATGAGCGATGAAAGCGTCGTCAAGGAGATGATTGGCGACCTGATGGGCGACAACTTCGACAAACGCGAGTTCTGGAACCGTGTATCGCAGGAAAGCAACGGCCTGCAATTTTCAGCCATTGCCCGGACGGTGATGAAGTGGCTGACCAATTTGCTGAACAAGCTCAAACTGCGCGGCCTGGGCTCGCACCAGTTCACAACCGACGTGGCCGAAGCGCGGGATGTGCTGGCGAAGGCGCTGGCTGATTATGCAGCCACCAAGGGGAAACCCGCATTGCTGAATGATGGCACTGTGGTGCCGATGTTCAGTCGCTCCATCAGCAACACCCTGAACGATGCGGCCAAGCCGAGCAACGCGCAAAACCCGCATTCATGGAACGCGCCGGAGCCGTCCAAGTTTGACGACCTAGTGTACAAGCTGCAGGACAAACAGATCGACACCAAGCGGGTGATCGAATCCATCAAGCTCAACGGCACACTGACCGACGAGAAGAACGTATACCTGCAGGAAGAATTGTTCCATGGCCGGGCGGCTGCGCGCACCGAGGATTTTGTGAACAAGGAACTGAGCCCGCTGGTGAACATGATGAAGATGCGCGGTATCGACATCGCTACGCTCGACGAGTACCTACACGCGCGCCACGCCGAGGAAGCCAACAACCTGATTGCCGAGCGCAACCCGGAGATACCCGATGGCGGGTCCGGCATGACCACGCAGGCCGCGCGCGACTACCTGGCCAAGTTGACGCCAGTCGAGAAAACCAAGTTCGAAGCCGTTGCCGCCAAGGTGGACGGCATTCTGGCCGCAACCCGGCAGATGTACGCCGACTACGATCTTGAATCGCAAGACAAGGTGGACGGCTGGGCCATGATGTTCAAGCACTACGTTCCTCTGATGCGCGAGGACAAGGATGGCGGCATGGGCATTGGCCAGGGCTTCAGCATCAAGGGCAAGGAAGTCAAGGGCCGCACCGGATCGACCCGCAAGGTGGTTGATATTCTGGCCAACATCGCCATGCAGCGCGAGCGCGCCATTGTGCGCGGCGAAAAGAACCGGGTGGCGACCGCACTGGTGGGGCTGGTCAAGACCAACCCGAACAAGGAATTCTGGCACGTTGGCCCGCCGCCAGCGCAGAAGGTGTACGACCCCGACAGCAATTCCGTGGTGGAGCGCACCGACCCGCTGTACAAGTCCCGAGAGAACGTGGTAATGGCCAAGATCAAGGGCAAAGACGGCCAGGTGAGCGAGCAGGCGGTGACGTTCAGCGAAGATGATCCACGTGCGGTGCGCATGGCTGCCGCTCTGAAGAATTTGGACGCAGCGCAACTTGAGGGTTTGCTGGGTGTGAGCGCCAAGATTACCCGCTACTTTGCCGCCATCAACACGCAGTACAACCCTGTTTTTGGCACGGTCAACCTGGTGCGTGATGTGCAGGGCGCCCTGTTCAATCTGACCACGACGCCACTCAAGGGCAAGACCATGGCCATTGCCGGCGACACCTTGTCGGCGCTGAAGGGGATCTATCTGGACGCGCGGGCGCAACGCGACGGCAAGACGCCGACATCAAAATGGGCGCAGTTGTGGGAAGAATTTCAGGACGAGGGCGGGCAAACCGGATTTAGGGACTTGTTTGCCAACAGTGCCGACCGGGCCAAGGCCATCGAACGCGAGCTCAACCCGAACGCCTGGATGGACAGCCCGCTCGGGAAAGTGTTCACCGCCGATGGCACCCTGAAAGTGCCGCTGGCTGTGGCGCAGAAAAAAGCGACCGGCGTGTTCGACTGGTTGAGTGATTACAACCTGGCCATGGAAAACGCGGTGCGGCTGGCATCTTACAAGGCAGGCATCGACCAGGGCATGAGCAAACAGCAGGCGGCAAGCCTGGCCAAGAACCTGACAGTGAACTTCAACCGCAAGGGGCAAGTTGGTCAGCAAGCCGGGGCACTGTACGCATTTTTCAACGCATCCATGCAGGGCACGGCGCGGCTTGGGCAAACCCTGTTCGACATAGACAAGGCCGACATCAGGACGCTGCGACTCAGCGCGACGGGCAAGAAGATTGTGTATGGCGGCGTGCTGCTTGGCGTGGCGCAAACGGTACTGCTGGCCGCTGCTGGCTTTGACGATGAGGAGCCGCCTGACTTTGTGCGCGAGCGCAGCATGATCATCCCGACAGGCGGCAAGACCTACATCACCATTCCCATGCCGCTGGGCTTTCATGTGCTGCCCAACCTGGGGCGCATTCCGGCAGAGTTCGCCATGGGCGGGTTCAAAGACCCGGCCAAGCATATTGCCAAGCTGTTGGGCCTGGTGGTGGGCACCTTCAATCCGATAGGCGGCGGCGACTCGCTGGTGCAAATGCTGTCACCCACGGCGATTGATCCGCTGGTGGCCATTGCCGAAAACAAGGACTGGACCGGCAAGCCCATTGCCAAGGTGTCGTTCAACAAGGCGACACCGGGGCACCAACTGGCCAAGGACACCGCCAGCAGCCCGGCCAAATGGCTGGCAGAGGCCATCAATTACATCAGTGGCGGGACAGAGTACACCGCTGGCATCATGAGCCCGACACCGGACCAGATTGATTACCTGTGGGGGCAGGCTACCGGGGGCGTTGGGCGTGAGGCCAGTAAGTTGCAGCAAACAGGCTCTGCCATGTTTTCAGGCGAGGACTTGCCCATTCACAAGGTGCCTCTGGTGGGCCGGTTCTATGGCGATGCCGACACCCAATCAGCGCAGTCTGGCAAGTTTTACAGTGCGATTAACCGGCTCAACGTGCATGAGGCTGAAATCAAAGGCTTGCGCAAAGATGATCGGGGTGCCGAGGCAGCCAGATACATCCAGGAAAACCCGGAATCACGCCTGTTTTTAGCGGCCAACTTTGCCGAGCGCGATGTGCAGAAATTGCATTCACTCAAGCGCGAGTTGATCGCCAAAGATGCGACAACGGAAGAAGTGAAGGCCATTGAGGCGCGCATCAACGAGCGCATGACCCGGTTCAATCAGACAGTGCAGCGCCTACGAGAAAAGAATGCGGCCTAAGTAGTACAGAAACATTCCGGCGATTCCAAGCAGGCATGCCGCCCAGGTAAACGCCAGAAACATTTGATGGACTTGCACTGGTGTCAGTGCAATGAAGGCGTAAAAGCCGAGCGCCAGAAGAACTAAAACCCCCATGTGTGACCCCCCTGATTCAGCCCGGTGTGGGCCTGTGTCATTGTATGAATCACCGGGGGGTTTTGGGTTCGGATCTGCGCCATATCGCGTAGTACGCGGTCGGTCGGACTACTGCCCGAACTTCTCGCGGCAGATTCGCATCTTGACGAACACGCCCTGAGATGTAGGGGCGTTGGCCGCATCTTGCTGACATGACTCGTAGCGCCATTTGTCGATTGGGCCGAGTTCTGGCTTTGGTGGCGGAGTGATAACCCCTTTTGACCAATCAATCGCCTCCTCGTAAGTGAATGTTTTTTTGTCGGAAATCGGGTCAGTCTTGCCGAAATGTTCCGTCGCCAACCCAGACATCTGCGACAACAGCAGTACGACCGCCAGGATCATTGCTTTTTCCATCTATTCACCCCTGTGTTGAGTCTACATTGTCACTGATCGGCAGGCTTGTTGCGCACACGTCGAACCGGACCCTTGTTTGGCGCCGGCTTCGGCGTCACCACATCAATCTCAGGCGTGCGACCAATGTTCCCAATCAAGATCGTCCGGTTCTGAGTTCTTCCGGTGTCGGTCGGCAAAGGCTCCATCGGCTCTCGTCGCAGAGTGATCCTTGCAATCCTTCCGCGAACCACCGCATCAATCGTTCTGTCAATCGTCGCCTCAATGACCTCCTCCAGTCTTTCTGTATCGGTGGCATTTGCCGGAGTAGGCATGTTGAAGCTGGACTCAAGTCGATTGACGATTTCTGCGTGCAGCGACCTTCCGCTCGCCTTCGCGGCATAAGCCATGCGCTCTTTTAGCTCTGGTGGCATTCGTAATGGGTATGAGGGTGCCTGGTGTCTATCGGTCATACCCGTATTGTGGACATCCAATAAATTCTTTTCAACGAATCTTATTGACATCCACAAAAATAGAATCTAAACTTCATCCACACCAACAGAAAGGATGACCCAACGTGGAAACCAAAAAGCAAATCAACCCAACGCCAGTGAGGCTGCCAGATGAACTGAGGGCATGGCTGCATCACCAGGCGATTGACAACCGTCGCAGTCTGAACGGAGAAATCACCATCCGACTCGAACAGAGCCGGGATCATCAACTGGCACAACAACCCCAAGGAGCTACAGCATGAACGAATTGATCAAAATTGAAACCCGTGAGATTGCAGGCGCAAGCGTTCAGACTGTCAATGCTCGCGAGTTGTGGACCTTCGTGGAAAGCAAACAGGATTTTTCCGACTGGATCAAGGCCCGGATCGACAAGTTCGGGTTCATTGAGGAAGCTGATTACCTTGTCCATAAATTTATGGTTAACCCAAAAGGGGGTCGGCCAACACTTGACTACCACCTGACCGTCGATATGAGCAAAGAACTGGCGATGGTCGAGAACAACGACAAGGGTCGCGAAGTTCGCCGCTACTTCATCGAGTGCGAGAAACGGGCGAAGGTAGCACCAGCCGTTGACCCCATGCAGGTTCTCAGCGACCCGGCTGCCATGCGCGGTTTGTTGCTGACCTACACCGAAAAGGTGATCGCACTGGAGGGGGTGGTATCGGAGCAGGCCGCAGTGGTTGCAGCCCAAGCGCCGAAAGTGGATGCATTTGATAGGATTGCGCTGGCCGATGGCCAGATGAACCTGCAGACAGCGGGCAAGATTCTCCAGCAGCCACCAAACAAGTTCATTCAGTGGCTTCGAGAAAACGGCTGGATATACAAACGTCCTGGCTCAAAGCACAATTCCGCCCATGTTGGAAAGATCAATGTCGGCTATTTGACGCTCAAAACCCATGAGTTCAATACGTCAGATGGACAAACTCGCATCAGTGAACAGGTGTTGGTTACGCCAAAGGGTCTGGCAAAGCTGGCTTTAATGCTGGGTCTTCCGGAGCAGAGCGCCAACCAACAACATGGGTTCTTGGTGTGAGTAGCTCCGCAGCCATCCCCAGTTACGCTGTTGACCTCTTGATGGCCGCCAAGAGTGTTGCCAATCCGCCCAGCAATGCGTCTGCGCAGTACATGGATGACTCGATTACGCGCCTGCAAGACGCAGTTATCGCGTTTGAGTCCTCAATGCCGGTTATTGATGGCGTTGTTCAGGAATCTGACAAGTGAGCCCCACAAAAGACGATGCCTCTGCAACTGGAATTGCAAAGGCATCAATTTCAAAACCCCAATCAACAAATCAAGGATGAAACACCATGGAATCTAACTTAAACACCCAGGCAAGTCAAGAGGACCAAATCCTGGCCCTGCTGTCAACGCCAGATACCCGCGCTGTTCTCGTCTCAAGGGACGATGGCCAGTTCAAGCTGACCTCCATTGCCTACGGCGAGTCCGTTCTGGATATCCCCAAGGATTTGTTGTCGCATATGGATGATTATCCGCACCCAAATGCGTTTCTTGAGACGTTGCGTGATTATTGCATCGGACGGCTCGCAGCCAGGAAAGATGCAAAGGCCACAGGCAGGATCGGCATCCCAATGGATGGCAGCTGGACTACGACGATGTTCTTCCGCTGAGCGGATTCATGCTTGATCAACTTGCAGGTAACGATGCCCTACGGCATAGCCATTCTGGCCGGCATGGTGTGGCTTTACACGCGAGGGTGATCGACTGGTAATATTACCAACGACCCCCGGTAGGGTTTGCGGCACATTGACAACGCTGTGAAGATTGCGCTTGTCAAACGACGCAACCGTTTTACAATATGTCACAAGAAGCCTCTAGCTTCAAGTTTCCGCCTTAAGTGGCATCACGGTTGCGTCGTGGGAAACTTGAGCCTAGAGGCTTTTGCTTTTCAGCGTACTGATCGCCAGTTGACAAAGCAGTGCACACGTTCCGGTGGCCGTCAAGAATAGGAATTGCCTACCCCGCAACCGGGCAAGGTACTCCAGCGTGTTTGCGAGCGACTGGAACACTCATGGCGACAAGTGTTGAACAAGCGCCCTGACGACTGACTCGCAACCTCAAGGGAATCCTGGGCTGACATAAATCAGCCGGGGAAGGATTGAACAGCCAAGCTATTCAACCTTGGGGCACCTATGCCTAACCCCCGGTAGGGTTTTTAAATCAAGCCAGAGGTTCGCACAATCGGGCGCATGCCTGAACAAACACCCCTACTTACGCGCCGGTTGATTGCCAATCCGTATGCCGAGCCACGGGAATTAAGGGAGTCATGATGGATTTGGACCCACAAAAGATAGTCACCAACCCACTGTTCCCCGGAGTTATCGGCGCGGCGGTCGGTCTGCGATTTGCGCCCGGCGTGAGCTGGCTTGAGCGCGTCACAAATGTTGCCAGCGGCGCATCCTGTGCGGGGTTTGTGGCGCCGGCTGCCGGCGAAGTGTTTCACTTGTCGTCAGTCTCAATGATGGGCTTTCTGGCTTTCATCATTGGCATGTTCGGCATGAGCATTGCCGCAGCCGTCATGCAGGGCCTGCGCGAGATCCGCGCCGGGGAAATCATCACGGATTGGCTCAGCCGCAGGGGCTAAGCACCATGTTGAACATACTGCATTCCGTTTTCTCCCTGCTGTTGGCTACGTTTTGCGGCTGGGCCATCATGTCACGCCATGTGAACGACGGCATCGTCATCAAGATCGGGTTAGCGACAGGCTCCATTGGCTTCCTGGGCGAGTTCTTCATCAGCGTCTCGGTATCCAGTGATCTGCGCGCATTGATCTTTTCCCATACCCTTGTCAGCCTGGGCCTTCTGATCTGCGTTGCTGGCTACCTGCTGCGAACGCGCAAGCATAGCCGTAGGGTCAAACATCGGCGGGTTTCAGATTGGGTATCAGGAGTAACGCGATGACACCACAAGACCTATCCCGCGCCACCGGTGCCCGCATCGACCGCGCCACGGAATGGCTGCCGCACATTGAGGCGGCCATGGAAGAATTTGGCATCAACACCCCAGCGAGACAAGCGGCCTTCCTTGCCCAAATCGGCCATGAGTCGGGCGGCCTTCATTGGGTCGTGGAGTTGTGGGGACCAACCCCGGCACAGTCTCGCTACGAGGGCCGCAAAGACTTGGGCAACATCGAGCCGGGCGACGGCTTCCGCTTTCGTGGGCGCGGCCTGATCCAGACCACCGGGCGGGCCAACTATGCCGCTACGGGAGAGGCGCTGGGGCTTGACTTGCTGGATGATCCAGCCCAGCTCGCCATGCCAGAAAATGCCGCGCGCTCGGCCGGCTGGTACTGGCAGTCCCATGGACTCAATGATCTGGCTGATGTTGGCGACTTCAGGCGCATCACGATCAGAATAAACGGCGGGCTCAATGGCATGAGCGAGCGCCTGGCGCTGCACGAGGCCGCACGCTCGGTGCTGGCATGAACCTTACCCTGCTGACCTCTGCCATTGCCGCTGCTGTCGCGGGCGCTGCCGGCTTCGGTCTGGCCTGGCAACTGCAGGCCGGCAACATCACACAACTGGAGCTTGATCATGCCAACGAACGCATATCCATCCAAAGGGCAGCACGCGCCACACTTGAGCGAAATATGTCGCAGAACGCAACAGCGCAGGCTGCTTCGGCAAATCGCAATGTTCGCGTTCGGGTTGATTCTGACCGTGCTGGTAACGCTGCTGGTGGGCTGCGCATCGCTTCCACCGCCGCCGTGCGAGCCACTGCCGATGATCCCGCCACCTGCAATTCAATCATCGCCGCCTACGATACCGTGGTCGCAACAGGTTCAGGACTACTTCGAGAAGTCGCGCGAGCTGCTGACCAATGCCACTCGGACCTCGAATTGATGACAGACGCCTGGCCTAAGCCATAATTCACACATCGGCGGTGCGAATCCAGCGCAGGCATTCAAACAAAATTCACACGTTTTTCACACATACTACTAAAACCATAGCACTTAACCAATAGGCTTTATGGCTTGGCGAAAAGGCATGATTGGGTTCGAATCCCACTCTCTCCGCCAGTGATTTTATGGCTAAGTTGTTGATTTTGCTAGGTTTCAGTGCTTTGAAGACCGTCCCAAAGCGGCTAAAAACGGCCCAAAAATCACATGGTTTTCACACAGATTCACATGTTTTTCACATGCGTTCTGCATTGGTCACGGTCCATAGCTCAGTGAGGCCGTAAGAGCGCTCGCGCGGCTCGCCCACCCAGCGGCCATAGTGCCTGATGACCATTTCCACAGTTTTATGTCCAAGCCAGAGGGCAATCAGGGCCACGTTTTCACCTTCACTCAGCAGGTTTGAGGCAAAGGTGTGGCGCAGTTCATACGGGCTGCGCTTGGCAATGCCAGTGCCTTTGTGGGCAGCAGCCCATATCTTGGCCAGGCGCTTCACGTCCCAAGCCTTGTCATCGCGGCGCCCGCGCGGGTTGAATGTCACCCGGTCCTCACATGCGTATGTGAATTTATGGATGTGGTGCAGCGCTTCCATGGCAGCCGGCAGCAGCGGAATGGTCCTGATGCCTGATGTGGTCTTGGCGCGCGGTTTGTCAATTTGCTCGGTGGTTGTCTCGGTCACTTTGATAGTCTTGTCCTTCAAGTCCGCCCGTGCCCAGCGCAGGCCGATCAATTCCCCGGTGCGCAGGCCGGTATAGGCCCAAAGCTGGAAAGCCCAGCGCTCGGGCTCGGGGATATTGAGCAACAGCCGCCTGACTTCATGGGCGGTGTAGGGCTTGGGCTCGTACTCGCTGACGCGCTTGTCGATCGGGACCAGCTTGGCCAGCTTGAGCGGTATCGGGCTGGCCTTGATAATTCCGTCTTCCATCGCCTCATTGATGACGGCGCGCAGCGGCAGCAGCATGTTCCTGATGCGCTTGAGTGAGACGGTCTGGGTGCCGATCCAGTCGCGCAGGTCAAAGCTGGACAGGTCGGTGATCTTGAGATGGCCAAAGGCAGGCACCCAAATGCAGTCGATGTCATGGCGGTAGACCTTCCAGGTGGATAGCTCCAGTGTGGTCTTGGTACGGTCCCGGTAGGCTTCGAGCAGGGTTTTGAGGGTAGCCACCTTACCAGCGCCATGGCCGAAGATGGCGGCGCGCTCGCTTTCGGGGAAATACTCGCTGTAATCGAACTCGTTACGGTCAATCTTGCCCATGATTTCCGCACGGAGCCGGGTGCAGTAGGCTTCATTGGCCTTGTTGTGCGCCCTGGCGATGACCTCGCGGCATTGAACCCCTTTGAAGGAGAACGCCACTTGGTACACCTGCTTACCGCCAGCGCGCACCAGTGGCGTGACCCCTATGGCTTTCCTTTTCCGTGCAGGTGCGCCGGCTTGGTTCCCTCGGCCCAATCCATCACCGCTTTGAGATTTATCCACAGCGACGCACTCCCATCAGGAACGCGGGCATGAATGTCGCGCAGCCATTTGCCGGTGCGCAGTCGTTTTTCGACGCCATCAGGCGTATCGCCAGTATCGGCGCAGTATTTGCATAGTCGGACCCATTGAATCATGTCAGTTTACTCCTTGGGTCAAAGATTGAATTCGTTCGTTTGTCAATTCCAGCAAATCCCGCTGAGACACATCAAAATGACGCTCCCATGCTTTTGTTCCGAGCGTATGGATGCCTTCGGCGCCCTGGTGGTGGTTATGGCAAAGCGGTATCAGGGTGGTGTAGTCGCCCTTGCCCCAGCCACCGGTGCGGATATG